ACTGGCTCGTCCGGCGGCGAGGTCATCACCGCCACGACGAGCGCCGCCACGACCACGCTCTCGACGCCGCTGGCGATCTCGACCGGCTCCTACGTCCAGCTCATCCCGCTGAGCAACCCGAGCAACCAGGGCTACGGCCTCGCCGCTTCGCTCATCGCGCCGCACAAGCCCAACTGATGCCGCAGATCCTTCCGACAACGCAGATCACGGTCAACGACGGGACGCACTCCGGTGCCTACTGGTCTCCGGCCAATGGTGCCCCGTTCACGAACCCGACCGCGACTGTCCCGGTCTCAATCCCTGGCGGCCACGGGCTCGTCGGCGTCGAGGTCTACATGGACGCGGGCGGCAACTGGTTCGGTAGTCGAGCCGTCAACATCACCGTCCGCGTCAACGACTCCAACGGCCTGCACATCGGCGACGGTGGCGTCGACGCTGTTGGCCCCAATCAGTTCGGTGGCATCAACTTCGTCGGCCTGCGCCACACCGGCATCTCCTACAACCGCAACAACGGCGTCGACGAGCCGCTGGCCAACGTCAGCGCACTCTGGTATCAGCTCTTCCCTCAGGGCGACGCATCCGGCATGGGGCCGAGCACGTTCTCTCCGGGAACCAGCGTGCAATTCGTCCTGTACGTCGCGCCTGTGCGGCGCCGAGGGGCGGTGCTCTAGATGCCGATCCTCCTCGAAGCATTCGCGCGTCAGATCTGGAAGGGCGACCCCGAGTTCGCTCTGCCAGGTTCCGGCCTGGCCGCGCCGCTCAGCATCCGCGCCACGCTGTCGTTCAACGGCATCACGATCAACGATCTGACGACGATCGACCGCTACGTCGTCACCAGCGTTGACGGCTTCTACAGCGCCGACATCCGATCCAACAGCATCCCCAACCCCGGCGACCACGGCGAGACCCCACTCAACAACTTCGTCGGCGGCCGCACGATGCTCATCACCGGCTACATCGAGGCCCACAACGCCGAGCGCCTCGAAGACCTCACTCAGGCGCTCGTGTCCTCCTTTTACTCGATGACCGAGAAGCCGCTCGTGCTCTCGATCGCAGACATCGACCGCGACGTGCAGATCATGGCGCGCCTGGCCGACAAGCCCCAGTTCAGCGATCGCTTCGATGGCTTTCAGTTCCGCCGCAACTTCCAGCTCACCCTCCGCGCCACCGACCCTCGCTGGTACTCACTCCTCAAGCGCCACTACACCGCCAACTTTGGCCTCTACGACCAGTTCCTCGCCCCCAGTCCGCTCGCCAACTGGACGCTCATCGACGGTGACGAGCCCGACGTGCAGACCGGCGAGATCGCCGCGAGCACGTCAGACAACTCCCTCATCCTGCTCGACAGCCTCGGCTACCAGCCAATTGACGCGCGAATCACGACCAAGGTCACGACCGGAAACGCCGTCAACGACAACACGTTCATCGAGATCCGCCCGAAGTTCATCGACGTCAACAACTCGCTGTCGATCCGGCTCACGACCAACGGGTCCAGCTCGACCATCGCCATCTACTCGATCTCGGGCGGTTCGGCCACCAAGCTCGCAGAGAGCAGCACATTCACCCCGTCAGCCAACACGTCCTACTGGCTCAGCTACGTCCAGCAAGGCAACCTTGTCGGCGCCACGCTCTACTCCGACGACGACCCCTACGACTCGTCGGGCACGATCGTCGCCACCGTCGGCACCACGCTCGCAAACAACGACGCCCTCCAGTTCGGCGAGGGCACTGTCGGCCACATCGCACTCTTCCTCCAGCAAAGCACCCAGATCGTCGTCAACGACTTCCGCGTCGAGGCTCTCTCGCTCGACCACGACGTCATCACGGCCGTGAACGTCGGCAACTGGACTGCGCCACCGACAATCCGCATCCACGGCTACATGAAGAACGTCGTCATCACGAATCGCACGCCTCTTCGAGACGAGACTCAGCCGCGATTCATCAAGATCAACGGCGAGATCCCAGCAGGCACCTACTACGAGTACTCCGCTGCCGACGGGTCGCTGGTCAGCGCCGACGGAACCGACCACTTCGCGCAGATCGACGTCGCTTCACGTCCCTTGCTGATCGAGGGTCTCAACGACGGCCCCAACATCATCGCCATCAAGGCCGAAGAGGTGAGCACGATCGATGCTCGCATCGAGGTCATGTTCAACAACACCTGGCTCTGATCCATGTCAGACCACGGTCTCGTATACCAACAGCTCCCCGAGCGCAAGCACGCGAGCGTCAACGTTCGCTACTACCTCTACGAGAGCAACCTCTTCAACACCGACCCGCACCCTGTCACCGGGCAGCCGACGCCCGGAATGCACACGCGCGTGCGGCAGCTCCGTCCCTCGGACCGCAGCATCACGCTCCTGCTCAACAAGCCGGGCAGCGCCAGCTTCACCGTCCCGATCACGAGCGCAGACGCAGCCGCCATCGCAGGCCACCAGATCGACCGCTGCATCGTTGTCCTCTGCGACGGCGCCAACCCCGGCGACGACGACATCGTCCTGTTCTCCGGCCCTATCTGGAACTACACGCTCAACGGCGCCAACGAGACGATGCAGGTCAACTGCGTCGGCTGGCTCCAGTTCCTCGCGGGCCGTGAGCTGCGCCTGCCGTACATCTTCAACCAGGTCGACGCCGGGCAGATCGCCAAGCGCCTCGTCACCACCGCCAACCGTCAGAACGCCAACCAGAACGTCCTCAACGACGGCGCCACGAGCGCCGAGGACCTCCTCTTCGGGCGTGGCGATCTGGAGAACGAACTCGATATCGGTTTCGACGGTGACTGGAGCACCGACCCCGAGATCAGCAACGAATGGGCGATCTCCGGAGCCAACAGCCTCAAGTTCGTCTACTCGGCCAACAGCACCGGGATCGTCCGCGTCGGCGAGAAGTTCGAAGTCACGCCCGGCAAGACCTACATGGTCCGTGGCGTCGTCAACATCACCTCGCGCAGCGGAACCGCCCACACGCGCATTGATGTCGCCTACTACAACAACAGCGACGTCCTGATCGCCACCGATCAAGGCACTCAGCAGAACACGGTCGGCGTCCATGACGTCATCCAAACCGTCGTCGCCCCGCTCGGCGCAACCAAGGCTGCCGTCCATCTCGTCTGCGCCGCGTCCGCAGGAGGGGCGATCACCGGCTACTGGGACAACTTGCTCTGCTCCGAGAACGACGTCGAGATCTACCCGACCCCGATCGAGGTCGACGATCTCTACGTCGACTACCCGGCCAACCCGCCCGGCGCCGACCGCATTCGCACCTACCAGCAGGACCAGAAGATCCTCAACGCGCTCGAAGAGTTGGCCGGCGTCGAGGCCGGATTCGACTTCGGCGTCGTCATCGTCAAAGACAACCCATCCGGGCAGCCCGGAGGTGAGACCTACAGGCGCTTCTTCCGCGTCTGGTGGCAGCAGGTCAAGAGCGGCGCGAACATCTACGGTCGCGGCTCCGATCGCCCAGACGTGGTGTTCAGCTACCGCTGGATGATCCCGAACCTGTCGGACTTCACCGAGAACTCCCAGGTCGACAGCCTCAGCAACCGCATCAAGGCGCGCGGAGCCGTAGGTGTCGGTATGGCCCAGGACATGGACTCCATCCGCCGCTACGGCATCTGGGAGGACACCGAGCAAATCACCGACGTAGGAATCAGCGCCGAGATTCTCAAAGCCTACGCGGGCGCCGAGGTCGTCTACCGCTGCCAGCCGATCAAGCACTGGTCACCGACGCCCTTGCCTTACGACGGCACCAAGAAGGTCCCGCGCTTCCCCGTCGACTACGACCTCGGCGACATCTGCTACGTCGTCGCTGACCACGGCGCACTCCAAGTCGGCACCGATCCCGCGATCGGCAAGCAGCCCATCCGGTTCTTCGGCGTCACGATCAACTTCGACGACGCCGACAACATGACCGTCTCGAACGTCCAGACGAGCTACAGCGCATGAGCATCCCACAGTTCACCCCAGACGTTCGTCGCACGATCCAGAACCTCGAAGACGGTCTTGCGCGCGTTAAGGCAGATCTGCTCGCGCTGCAAACGTCGCCCGGCGGTGGGGCTAACGACGGGTCGACGCACGTCCATACGCAGTCAATCCCGTCCTCCACCTGGACGATCAACCACAATCTTGCTCGATACCCGTCGGTGACGGTTGTCGATTCCACAGGAAGGGTGCTGTTTGCAGCAGTCGAGTACGTCAATCAGAACACGATCACCATCACGTTCGGTGGTAGCACTGCTGGCCAGGCATTCTTGAACTAACGGAGAACGACAATGGCGAATGACGAGGCACCTTTTGGTGTAAGCATCAACCTCAACCAGTACGAGCTTCGCAACGCACGAGTCCAGAACCTCGCTAGCGATCCGGGAAGCCCGGTCGAAGGTCAGGTCTGGTGGAAGACGGCGACGAAGCGACTCGCCATCTATGACGGGTCAACGACCCGCGAGCTGCTCGTCTCTGGCACCATCAAGAACAGCGACATCGCGTCCGACGCCGCGATCGCAATCAGCAAGCTCGCTGTCGATCCTCGCGACCGATCGACCCACACCGGCACTCAGACCGCCAGCACGATCAGCGACTTCAACACGGCGGTCCGGTCGAACCGTCTGGACCAGATGGCGGCGCCAGCGGCGAACGTGTCGCTCAACAGCAAGAAGATCACGAATCTCGCTGATCCGACGTCCGACACCGACGCAGCGAACAAGAAGTACGTCGACACGAGCATCTCGAACGTCGTGACCGGCCTCAAGCAGCAAGCCATCTCGGTGTTCGCTGCCAGCGGCGAGAACCTGAACGATTCAGTCGGCGGTCTGAAGATCGATGCGTCGAACCTCGGCGACAAGCTCCCAGGCGTTTCCTCCGAGGACCTTGTCGAGGGAGAGACGCTGATCCTCGTCAAGGACCAGTCGTCCGCAAATGAGAACGGCATCTATGTCGTCGACGAATGGGACGACGCCTATAACAGCTGGAACTTGATTCGCGCCGATGTGATGAGCACGTGGGACGACGTGCCGGGGCGCCTCATCATCGTCGAGTCCGGGGGCTTCGAGGACACGATCTGGCTGTCGACTGCTGATCGCGGGGGCACCCTGGAGATCACGCCGATCACGTTCACCCAGCTTCCGATGGACGTCGAGACGGTCACCGCCGGTGATGGTCTCCAGAAGACGGGGAGCACGCTGGCGGTCAAGCTCGATGGGTCGACGCTCTCGGCCTCGTCGATCGGGCTCAAGATCGCTAATGGCGGCATCAGTAACGTCCAGCTTGCCAGCAATGCGGTGACGGGCGACAAGCTCGCCGACAGCGCCATCGTCCTCAACGGCACCAAGGTCACGGGCGCCCTCCCCATCAACAAGGGAGGCACGGGCGCGACGTCTGCCGCAGCCGCGCGCACCAACCTCGGCGTCCCGGGCAAGTACACGAACGGAGGCGTCCACGCGGCTGGGGCCACGATCTCGATCCCGGCCTCGACTCACGGTCTTGGCTCTGGTCGAGCGAAGATCGTCCAGGTGTGGCGACTCTCCGATGGCGTTGAGATCATCGCGAACAAGACCATCGCGGCCAACGGCGACGTCACCATCACGTTCGGTTCGTCGGTTGGCGCCAACACGCATGAGGTGGTGATCGTGGGGTGAGCGCAATCGAGGTCAGCGGCGATCTTCGAGTTACGAACGGGACGCTCTACCTGCCGAATCTCTCGGGTACGAACGGCGGAGCGCTCGTAGTCGACACATCCACGGGTGAGGTTTCGGTCGGCGCCAAGCCCGGCGAGGGTGGCGGCGCCGGCCCCGTCGACGCCACGAAGGTGGGCGAGATTCGCACTTGGGCGCGGGCCACGATCCCCGACGACTGCGTCCTCGCTGACGGCGGCACCTACACGCAGGCCGACTACCCAGAGCTGTACGCGGTGGCGGTGGCCGAGCAGACCGCAGGCAACCCGCTGTGGACGGCGAACACGAGCGCCAAGACGTTCACGGTGCCTGACCTGCGCAACCGGTTCATCTACGGCAAGGGTGCGAAGTCGCTGGGCGCGACGGGCGGCTCGGAGACGCACACGCTGACCGTCTCCGAGATGCCGTCGCATAGTCACGCGATCAACGCCTACACCACGAATCACGAAGCGGGAGGCCACGGTACCCGCGTTGACGCTCATGGATTCCAAGACCGTGTACTTGTAAATGTGAGCGGGGGCCAGTCGTCAGCAGCGGCCGGTAGCGGTCAAGCGCACAACAACATGCCGCCCTACGTGGTCTTGGCGTTCATCGTGCAGGCCAAGCCGGTGGCCGTGTCCGAAGGGGGCGAGCTAGTCGACGGCTCGGTCACCGAGCAGAAGCTCGCCGACGGCGCGGTCACGACGCAGAAGCTGGCCAACGGGGCGGTGACCGCCGCGAAGATCGACTACGGCGACGGCCTGGAGGCCAACGGCAACAAGCTCCAGGCGAAGCTGGGTGCAGGGCTCGCGTTCGACGGCAGCGGCGCGATCGAAGTGACCGGCGGCGGCGGGTCAGGTGGTGCTGTCCGATGGCGCGGCGCTTGGTCATCGGCCACGAGCTACGATAAGGACGACGTCGTCTCGTACAGCGGCTACTACTGGCGCGCAGTCTCAGCGCACAGTGGAGTGACAGCTCCGTCGTCTAGCACGAACTGGACGTTGTTCCTAGCATTGGTTGCTGGAGCGTCTATCACGTTCACGCCGCGCCAGAACGCGATCTACCGCATTCGTGCCGAAGTCATCGCGTACCCGTCTGGCGTCAACAACGGCACTTACTTGCAGGCGTACCTTCGCGACAACGGCAGTCCTATCCACGCCGCAGAAAACGTCGGCTATATCGACAACTGGGCAGGCTATCGCCAGTACCAGTACCAACACTGGTCCCGAGAGGTGTGGCGCGACGCACCTGCGAACGTAGCGAGGACCTACGACATCACGTACAACAACAATCAGTGGGCGGTCGACTCAAATCGCCTGATCATTCAGGAGATCGCCCACGCCTAGGCGACCCGTCAAGACAGGCTGGAAACGTAACATTCACCCGTGGCCTCCAGTCCTGAACAGGGTCGAACCATGTGGCCTGATGAGCGCATCGACGACCTCGCTCGTATGGTCCGAGACCTGACCCCACTCGTCGCCGATGTCGCTCGTCATGACGCCTTGATCGCGCAGGTCATCGATCGGCTCGACGGCATCGACACCGCCATCGCCAACATCGACGCGACGCTGACGAAGCGCATCGAGGAGGTTGTCGAGGCCCAGTCAGAGTTCCGCGAGGAGTACAGGGCTAATCGAGAAGAGGATCAGATCGCCCAGGCGAGACGCACGGCCGAAGAGCGCAAGCAGCGCGGCGCCATCATCATCTCTCTCGCAGGCGTCTTCGTGCCGGTCTTCGTCGCGCTCATCTACGTCGCAGCCTACTTCCTCTCCAACGGAATGGTCGAGGTACCGAAGCCATGACCAAGGTCTTTATGTTCTTCGCGCGGCCTAGGGTCCAGGCAGTCACGGTCTTCATCGTCGGCGTGCTCGCGTCCATCGCTCTCATCCTCGCTGGTCTTGCTGTGGCCCGCATCAGCGATCAGGCTGAGAGTCTGGCCGAGTTCAGCCACGCTACCGTGCAGGCGAACATCGACGCGCGCTACGACGACTGCATCACGCTGGAAGAGGTCAAGGCCGCAGGCCGTCAGTCTGTTGAGGCTGACGAGCAGGCGGAGTCCATCCTCTTCGACATCCTCCCCCAGCTCGACACACCTAAGATCCGCGCCATCATCGCCAAGGCGCGCGCTCGACAGGTCGATGCCTACGAACAGGACGACTGCTTGGCCTACGCGCTCGAAGCCCTGCCCGAGGGCGCCGATCCCAACGACTATCTGATCCCAGAGGGTTGAGCGAGAACGTCCCCGGATGGCTCGATACCACGAGGAGCGTGGCTAGCCTATCTTGATAGCCACGTGCTATGCTCTCGCGCGCAATGAGCGTGTCAGCGAACCCCTTCATCCCTGAGATCCTGACTCCAGAGGAGGTCGCAAACCTCCTCCGCATCTCGCGCAAGACCGTCATGACCTACGCCCGCAGGGGCGACATCCCCAGCTTCAAGGTCGGCAAGTATGTCCGCTTCCGGCGCGAGGACGTTCAACGCTATGTGGATCAGGCGTCTGCTCATCCGTCCTGAATGCGGCTGAGTAGGTTGGCGTCCTCACGCTTGGGCATCCAGTGGATGTAGACCATCGTCGTCTGGATATCGGCGTGCCCCATCCACTGCTGGATTGTCGTCAGGGGGACGCCTGCCGCCGCACACATAGTGCCGAATGCATGGCGTAGGCCATGAAACTTCAGCTTCGGCAGCTCAATGCCTTCCTTGGCCTTGGCTTCGATCACCGCATCGCGAGCCTGGTTGTATTTCCGTTGCACGCAGCGTGGGTGGATGTGCTTGCGCGGGTCGCCGTGGTTGAAGACAAGCCAGGACGGATGCGCGCCTTCAGGAATCAAGGGCTCCAGGATGTCGCGAGCCTTATCGCTCATCGGCACGGTTCGAGCTACGCCAGACTTCGGGTCATCCTCGCCAACTTGAGGCCCTCCGTAGGTTTTCGGAGTTCGGATCACGCGACCGTCGAAGTCCAGGTTGCCTACCCGCAGCGCAATCAGCTCACCCAACCGCAGTCCGGTTAGAACACCCAAACGAATGATGTCGTCGATCGGGTGGTCGTCGCACGTTGCAGCGATCTCTTCGATGACATCCATGTCGTAGACCTTGATCAACTGGCGGCGCCGACGAGATGTTCGGCGCTCCATCTGATCCATCGGATTGCTGTCGATGTACTTCTTCGCGATTGCGTACTTGAAGATCGTCGACAGAACAGTCCTGTACTTGTCTCTTGTGCGCGTTCTGTATCCGGCGGATCGAAACTCTTCGTCAAGCTTCGCAATGTCGTCAGCCGTCACCTTGTCGATCGGTTTCGATCCGAGGAGTTCGTGCACGATGGCTGGTGTCTTCTTCACCCCGTCCCGTCGCGTTGTCGCACCCTTGGTTACGAACATCGACCTATAGCTGATGAAGGACGAGCGCTTCAAGTAGCCGTCTTCTACTTTGTCTTTGCAGTTCTCGACCCATTCATCGACAACCATTGCGAACGTGACGGTCGGCTTGCCGTTTGCATGGTTGGCGTCTCGCGCCTGATGAGCGCGCGCTATCTCAGCTTCGCGCTCGTCAATCGCAGCTTCGAGCGCCTTGATGGCGTCAGCATGAGTGAGGAACCCTTCGGGGCAACGATCGCGCCGCTTGGCCCAGAAGTTCTGCCAGGAGTCGTAGAGGCGCTTCTCGCGCAGCTCTTTGGCGACGAACGGGTTGTTGGCGACCGCTTCCTTCTTCTGGAGCCACGCCGGGCCAAGCTTCTTCTGTCGCTTGATTCCAGCTGAGTCGCGCCAGTAGCCATACCACTGCGGCCCGCTCTTGCGCTCGACGACGTTGAGGCTTCCGTGCGTGGGCATGCCGGGATGCTAGTACGCCGTGTAACTCGACGTGTAACTCCGCTAGCGGAGCAACGGGGATCAAAGGCCCCCATCAGCAAGCCAAAAAACCGCTAGGAGCGCGAAATCAGCCTACTGCGTGGAACTCGAAGTTCCGCGACTACCAGGCCAGCGCATCCGTCATAGGTCGCCAAAATGCCTGCATACCGGCCCATTTTGCGAATCACCACCTTGCACCAGACCACTACGTGTAACTGGGGTCGTGTAACTCGGCGCGGTTTCCCTCCCAGAACCGAGCAAGCTCATGAGGGACCGAGAAGGCCGATCAAGGCGCGAATGCTCCAATGGATCGAGAGGGATCGAAAGGGGTCGAAGCGGCCAGAAATGGGACGACGTGTTTCAATCTGGTGCGTCGTCTATGGTCTGCACTGGCCGTTCGGCACGCTGTGCGCCCGACAAAGCTCTAACATCTGGCCAAATCTGCCGAAACCTTCCAAATTTCGACAGAACCCTTGATTGACTCGAAGAGACCTATGTAGTTAGATCAGCCTATGATCCTTAGATCAAGGTGATCGCGCTCATAGGTCCCGCGTCGGACAGCGAACTGGTCTCGGAGCACCGTCACCTTGTCGTCGTAGAAGTCGTAAACGATCGGGGGTGCCTTTTCCGAGTGGACGCGCTTGACACGACCAACCATCTGGCGAACCGGAAGCGGCTGCCTCGTCGGCCAGACCAAGAAGAAGCGATCGAGGCGCGGGATGTCGAGCGCCTCTTGGCCGACCGTCGAGATGATGAGGATGTCGCCGTCATTCGCAGCCTCGACGATCTTCGCGCGCTCTGCGCCGGACTCATCGCCCGTCATCATCATGACACGGTCCCTAGGCCATCCGTGCGCCATCGCCCATGCTGCCAGCTCATGGGCATGAGACTTCTGATCGGTGTGGGCGAGGCAGGTGTGACCACGACAGCTGGCCATGATCTTCGCGATCACGGTGTTGCGTCCGCCGTGGACCTTCAACTCCTTGATCATCTTCTGCCACTGGCGACGCTTGTCGCGGGCGTTCGCCTTCCACGGGAACTCGAACGGAGTTCGCACCGCGATGACCTGCGGACGAACGAGCACGCCAGCCTTTTCGAGCATATTGTCCGTCGTTCGGCAGATGATCTCACCTATGATCCCGCGCGACGCGATCGTCATCCACATGAACCGATCGGGCGTCGCAGACAGGCCGATCCTGTACTTGGCCGGGAAGCGCTGGAACAGCTCACGCACGGTTTCCGCGCTCACTGCGTGGCACTCGTCCAGGATCACGGCCCCGAACTGGCACCACCAATTCCGAGCATCGAGATCATCCTTCCGGCGCCACAACGCCTGGCGCAGCGCGACTGTGATGTCGCCTTCGCTCCACGACCCTTCGCCGATCAGGCCGACCGTCATCCAGTCGCCGAGCACGCTGCGCAGGCGCTCGATCCACTGTGTGGCGATGTTGATCCGGTCGACGATCACGAGCGTGCGCTGGCTTGCGCGTGCGATGAAGTGCGCTGCCGTGATCGTCTTGCCCGCGCCCGGTGGCGCCTCGTAGATGCCCTGCTCGCACGCAAGCATACGCTCGATGGCGACAGCCTGGTAGTCGCGCGGCCGGTACTCGTCCGAGATCTCGACGTTCAGGTCGATCGGAGCTTCGACGCGCCGGTCGTCCCAGACGGCCTTGTAGCCGCACTGCTCAAGTCCCTTCGCGAGCTTGTATGCGAAGCCTCGCGGGATCGTGAGCAGCCCGTCGGTGTCGCGGCGCAGCATCGGGACGAACTGCATCGGGTCGTCCGGGTTGCGCACGTCGAGCGCGCTCTCCAGCAGTCGCCTCGTTCGATCGTCGAGAAGCCGATCGTCGAGGCGCAGGAAAGCGTCTACGCGGATAGGGATCTCGGTGTGATGAGCCAACGCCCTGTCAATATAGGACCTTTGTCAAGGCCCCAGGAACGAGAAACCCCACCGGCCGGGGCCGATGGGGTTTCTCCGGGCATCGGGGTCATGGACCTATGTTGATACCCTGGGTGCGCTCATCACTTCGCAGACCCAGTGACGAGGATACCAAGTCCAGAGGTCTGCGAGGTGATCAAAGCGTAGCAAGCGATGCTGCGCGCACCCGGCTACGGGAGTCGAGCAGACCTCCTCCCTGCGGCACCGGGGTCGCCCGTCAGAGGGGCATCAAGTCTCGCTGCTCAGGTTGGCAACTGAGACAGCGTGGGTGAGATGGCGATCCCGACAAGGGATAGGGCTCCTTCAGGGCGCCCTGTGTCCAACTGCGGAGCGATCCAGCCAAGCACGGCTGCGAGGCGAGCGTCAGCGAGCCGAGAAGCCGTGCGCTGGTCAGATGTCAGACGAGATGTCGTCGACATGACCATCTACCAGGGCGAGTTCCGTTCGCGAGGGCGCTAGCCCGAGCGAACAACTCGCCAAAGAAACCGATGTCATCCTTGACATCTATGATCATAGGTCAGGAGTAGTGATGAAGAAGAACGCCCAAATTCAGCGAGAAGCCGTCGGCTATTTGCGCCCTCTTTCCTGCGGCGCCAATCGGAAGGGGACCTCGTGAACGCCATGAGCGAGAAGCGATACTCCATCACCCAGGCTGCGGCTCTCTTGGACCGATCGGTCAACACGCTGCGGTCCTGGGATCGGAACGTCAACTTCCCCGAGGAGCTGCGTCCGTATCGCGACGATCGAGGTCACCGCTACTGGACGCCGGAGCTGATCAAGAAGATCCAGAAGTGGATCGACGAGGCCGGCTTCTACCCCGGCAACTCGATCGCGTACAAGCCGGATTCCGAGCGGCGCGCCGAGCACCTTCGCCGCATTCGGGAGTCGCGCCGCCGACAGAAGGCGGGCAGCTCCACTGAGATGGAAGAGAAGCTCGACGAGCTGTACGAACTCGTTGTCGAGGCGTTCGAGAAGCACAACCGCTCTCTGGAGGATGTCGTCGATCTGCTCCCCACCGTCGCCAAGCAGCGCGGCATCCCGATGGAGGAAGCGCTCGAAGTCGTCCGCGACGCCGCAAACGACGTCCAGGCCCACGCTTAGACTCCTTCTCCCGCGTGATGGGCTTGTAGCCGTGCTCCTGTGTTGATAGGATCAGCGGCGCAAGCTCATCACTCGCGGAAGGAGACCATTGCCTACTAACGAGATCGTCTACTCGCAGTCCGAGCAGATCGGGCTGCCGAACTGGTCATACATCAACCTCCTCGCTAGCGCGAAGGCGACCGTCGAGCTTGGCAACGAGCCCGTCGCGTATGACCACCTGCACGCAGTCATCAACGACTTCATCTTCGATCGCGCCGAGCGCATCGTGAAGGCGCTGAACGTGGCGTTCGAGTGCGAGCACGAAGACCGCGAGCGCGTCGTGGTCGGCCAGCGCCACGACGACCCGGACTCGATCTTCTCCGGAGGCGTCGAGTGCACGTTCAGCCTCACGGAGCAGATCGACATGACTGCCGTCAAGGGACAGACCTGCAACACGAGGCTCATGGCTTCGTCGAAGGTGGTCTGGCTCCCGACGAGCATCGAGGAAGGCTTCAACTACCTGGCCGACTTGGTCTCCGCGCAGATGGGGCAGAAGCGAAGCGCTGTCCTGTCGAATCCGCGCCCCTGGATCAACAACCGATAGGGCATCTGTCGGGGCGCCCTGCACGGCGCCGAGATCACGACCAAGAAGGACCCAGATGGATATCGAGCGTGCGTTGCTCAGTCGTTGCATCAACACTGGTGACGTCGAGACTCTGATCTCGCGTGGCGTCGGGCCTCAGCACTTCTCAGACCAGAGCAGGCCGATCTTTCAGACCATCGTCCGTCACCTGGCGCAGTACGGAGAGCCTCCAAGCCGGGAGGCCGTGCTCATGGAGCACCCGAACTACCGCCTCGACGCTCCGACCGACAGCGTCGAGTTCCTGCTCGACAAGTTCGTCGAGCACGTCCAGCGACGCGAGGCAGAGCAGGCTGTGATCGACCTGGCTGAGCGTCTGCGCGACCCGCACGAGCAGGCGACGCCTGAGCTGCTCTTCATGGAGTACACCGAGCGCGTCGCGCAGATCATCCCCAACAGCAAGATCTCGCGGCTCAGCGATGCCCCCAAGCGCATCGACCTGTTCCGCAAGCAGCAGGAGCTTGGACGTCTCCCCGGCATCCCCATTGGCATTCCAGAGCTGGATCGCATCATCCTCGGCGTCCAAGGACACGAGCTGGTAGTCATCAGCGCGCCGTCGAGCTGGGGCAAGTCCACGTTCCTGCAACACATCTGCCTGTCGGCCTACCTCAACGGCGCCAGCAAGAAGGACACCCCGGCCTTCATCTCGCTGGAGATGGAGGGCGACGCGCTTCTGCGCAAGTTCGACACGATGGCGACCAACTTCTCCTACACGCTCCTGCGCGCGATGGAACTCGGCGTCGGCGACATCGAGCGCTGGGAGAAGTGGGGCGAGCGCGTCTCCAACGCGCCCAACGATATCATCATCATTGACGACATCGCCGAGTGCACCGTTGAGCGCGTCTTCGCCGAGGTCCTGCGATGGAAGCCGAACGCCATGTTCGTCGACTACTTCGGCATCATGACTCCCAGGCGCGTCGGCGGCGATGAGCACGTCTCGATGGCCAACATGGCCAAGGCGCTCAAGCGCATTCCGCGCCGCACCAACATCCCGCTCTTCACGGCTGCGCAGACCAACCGCTCCGGCTTCAAGGACGGCGTGCGCGCCGACAACGTCGCCGACACGATCGAGATCTTCCGCTCGGCCGACATCATGCTCGGCCTCCAGTGGGACCCCGATGATAACCCGGAAGAGATGACCGTCGAGATCATCAAGAACCGCGATGGTCGCAAGGGCTCGGCAACGATCGCCTGGGACCTGGAGCACATGCTCATCGGCGAGAAGAAGAAGTGGGCCTCGCGCTCTGAGATGCAAGCCATGATCGGCGCCAAGATCGACCAGGTCCCGCAGCCTCAGAAGCCCAACCTCTCCGTCATCAACAACCCCTTCGCGCAGGCCAACATCAACCCGGAGGTCGCTGCGGCGTGAGCCGCAGACTCGACCTCTCCCAAGTCGATGTCGTCGAGTTCCTCACCAAGCTCGGCGTCCAGATCGGCGAGGTCGGCCAGGAAGAAGTCCGCTTCCACTGCCCATACCCGGCGCACGAGTTCGGCGACCGACACCCGAGCGCTTATATCAACCGGCACACGACCGCATGGACATGCTTCTCATGCGGCGCCTCTGGCAACGCGATCACCTTCCTGGCCGACGTCGCCGACGTCCCGCGATCGACCGCGCGCCGCTGGATCATCGAGGCATGGATGCCCGACGCCAGCGAGATCGAAGACCTCGCAGACTGGGTACGCAGCTACTTCGCCCAGGGCGATCGCCAGACGGACGAACGCAAGCCAATCGCCTACCTCGACGAGCGCTACTACCTCGACCGCGCCGTCGACTGGCACGACCCCGAACCGACCCCGTGGAAGGCGTACATGTTCGGGCGCGGCTTTACCCCTGACATCCTCTCCTTCTACGAGGTCGGCTACGACCCGATCTCCAACCGGCCCTGCATCACCGTCCGCGACCCGAACGGCAAGCTCGTCGGCTTCAAGGGCCGAGCGATGGACGACTCGCACCCGAAGTACATGGTGCTCGGCGATACCCCGTCCAGCTTGCAGTACTTCGGCGAGCGCTACGGGTTTGCGCCATACGACGCCAAGCGCCACGTGTTTGGGCTCGACAAGGCCGAGATCGTCGACGACACGCTCATCGTCATCGAGGGCGAGCTGAACGTCATCGCCGCGCGCCAGAAGGGACTCCCCAACGTCTGCGGACCATCAGGCTCGACGTTCAGCGACGAACAGGTTGAGCAGATCACCGACGCCTGCTCGCGCGTGGTCTTGCTCATGGACTCGGACATCGAAGACCCGATGAGCGCCGCGACGGCACGATCCAAGGTGCTCGCAGCCATCGATCAGTTCGGACACTACGTCGATGTCTGGGTCGTGCCGGAACATGAAGGCGACCCGGCAGAGATGAATGCATCTGATCTGCACGCGCTCGTCGACGAAGCAATGAACTCGTTGACGTACCGATTGAAGATGCGTCTTGCATAGGCGAACGACTGCCGCTATATTGGTACCTGCGTCTAGCAACTAGCTGCACTAGTCCGTATCGCAGCACGATCAAAGGAGATTCAGCACATGCCTAAGGGATTCGAGAGCGCGAAGAAGGTCGGTGGTCGGCGCACCGGCTACGGTTTCATGCCACGCCCGCGCGGGATCAACTACTTCCGCCTCAAGCTCGACGGTGAGTCCGCCGTCATCCGGTTCCTCGACAACCACGACGAGATCAGCTGGGTGCGTCAGTGGCGCCTCCCGCCGTCGGCGAACTTCCAGTACGGCGAGTACGTCAACGCCGTCGACCAGTACGAGGACGGGACGCCGGACCCCGGCTACGCGGCCAACCTCCGCGCCTCGGTCCGCGCCTACCCGATCGTCATCTGGCGTAACGCGCCGGTCTACCAGCGCGACAACGATGGCAAGCTCGTCACCGGCAGCAACGGCGAGCGGATCATCATGGGCTACCAGGACCAGCTCGCGGTCTGGGAGATCTCGTACCGCACCTACGAGATGCTCGGCGAGCTGGACAAGAAGCAGCGCGCCAGCTCGCGCCAGGCTGGGCCCGAGGTCGGCCTCCCCTTCGTCGACTTCGAGGTCACGCGCAAGGGGCGCGGCACCGACACGCAGTACGTCTTCTACCCCGAGGGCGTGCCGGGCCAGATGTCGACGCAGGACCAGCAGCTCGTCGCGCAGTTCAAGCAGCAGTACGTGCAGGCGGTCGAGCAGCTCACTAAGGTCCCGACCTACGACCAGCTCGCCAAGTACATCAACGAGGGCGTTCCGTACCAGGATCAGCGAGCGCAGTCGCAGGAGGACAACAACGTCACCCAGATGGTGTCCAACAACGCGATCGGTCTGGACGGGGTCAACCCGTTCCTGAACGTCGCCTGATCGCATCACAACAGATCCAAGTCAAAGGAGGATCACGATGCCAGCAGCAAAGAGAGGCAGACGTCGGGCGACGGCCTCGTCAGGCCGCAAGCCCGGCGCCACCCGCTCCGGGCGCGTCTACAAGCTCTACGCGCTTGGTGACGACGGCAACGAGCTGACTTATCTCGCCGATTCGCCTCCCACCACAACCGGCCAGGCCGCTGTCCTGGCCGCTGTGAAGGAGGGCACGGTCGAGGCCGGTGTCAAGATCGTCCCGCTCCCCGAGTCGGCGCTGTCGGCGACCGAGATCGAGGCGCAGGAGATCCGCGAGACCGTCTACACGATCAAGGCCAGCGACGAGCCCAAGAGGCGCGGAGGCCGCCGTCGCAGGGTCGACGACGCAGGCGAGGAGGAGACGACGACTCGCCGCGCCACGAAGGCCAAGAGCGCCAACGGACGTCGCCGGTCTAGGACGGCCAGCGAGCCTGTTGAGAAGCCCACCGCTCCGGCGCCCGAGCCCCCGGAGCCTCCGGCGACGCCGGATAACCCCTTCACCGCCCAGGCAGAGTAGTGGGCGACGCTGGAGCCCGGCCGTAGGGCCACAACGACCCTGGGAGGTCGGCCGGGCTCCAGTACATCCTCTCCCATAGACGACTAGGAGGCAAGCCCTGTGATCGATCTCGTCCAGGGATGGGAGTACGACGTCCTTCTTCCGTCCCTCACGACCGACGACGGCCGCACCTATGAGAACAGCCAGTTCCGCGCCACCTACAAGGAGCGTCGAGTGGCTCCACACACCCCGCAGTCTGACGACGTCAAACGCAAGAACGTCACGATCTACGTCTTCTGCGACCGCCTCGGCAAGTCCATCGAGGTCGAAGAGCCCCACCTGAGCGCTGCACACATCACTCCGATCCGGACGCCGAACACGGTCAAGAGGGTCAAGACCATCAGGTCGGGCGGCCCGGACAAGCTCACCAAGGACGACGACCCCCTCATGCTCTGATGATCCTGTCGGACCGCGACATCGTTGACCTCTGCCGAACCGGCGGACTTGTCGAGCCCTTCATCATCGACAACGTCCAACCCGCATCGATCGATCTGCGACTCGGCAACGACTTCCGCGTCTTCGTCCCTCACTCCGAGGGCACGATTGATCTCGCTAGCCCGACCGACATCACCAAGCCCGTCTACGTCGACGACGATCGATCGTTCGTCATCCACCCTGGCGAGTTCGTCCTCGGCGTGACGATGGAGCGCGTCAGCATCCCCGGCGACCTCGTCGGCCGGGTCGAAGGCAAGTCGTCACTCGGCCGCCTCGGGCTCATCGTCCACGCGACTGCTGGCTACATCGACCCGGGTTTCGTGGGCCGAATCACGCTGGAGATGGCCAACCTAATGCGCGTCCCGCTGCGCATTTACCCAGGCCAGCTCATCTGCCAACTCAGTTTCCACCGCCTCGCCACCCCGGCTCGCTCGCTCTACCAGGGCCGATACCAGGGCGACATGACGGTGGCCGCCTCGCGATTCAAGATGGGAAGGGCTCATGACTGACTCGCACGACGAATTCAAGGCCGATCTGCGCGCGGTTCTCGACGACCTGTACGACTTCCTCGTCTTCAAGAACCGCATGTACGGCGACTCGGCGCTCAACCCGGTCCGGTGCTTCTCCAAGCTGTCGTCGCTCGACGCCATCCGCGTCCGGATCGACGACAAGATCAGCCGCCTGATCAGTGGCCAGCAGGACGACGACGAAGACGTCGTCCGCGACCTCTTCGGCTACCTCGCCCTGTACCACGTCGCCAAGGAGCGAGCTGGAAAGTCGTCGCGGGCCGCACATTCGGTCAGCTAGGAGGCACTATTGAGAGTTGAGCTTCATCGCCACAGCATGTGGAGCCTGCTCGACGGCTCTGGCACCGGCGAGCAGTACGCCACGCGCGCCGCAGAACTCGGCATGCCAGCCCTGGCGATCACCGACCACGGCACGCTCGCAGGCGTCCTCGAACACGTCGCTGCATGTGAGCAGGCAGGCGTCTTCCCCATCATCGGCTGCGAGATCTACTTCCGCGAGAACCGCCTCATCGACCCCGGCCAAGATGAGAATCGGTTTCATTTGACGCTGCTGGCGATGAACGGCAACGGCTGGATCAACCTCCAGCGGTTGACCTCCGAGGCATACGCGACCGGCATGAAGTACATGCGCGGCTCCTACAAGCCGTGCGCTGATTGGGACCTCCTCGCCCGCTACAGCGAAGGCATCTTCTGCCTGGCCGGGTGCTTCAACGGCGTCTTCGCGCAGTCGGTCCTCCGAGGCGACGAGCCTTCCGCTAAGGCCATCATCCGGCGCTTCCAGTCCATCTACGGCGACAACTTCGCGCTCGAACTCCAGCCCCACGATTGGGACGACCAGCGCATCATCAACCTCGGCACCCTGCGCCTGTCCATCGAGCACGGCGTCCCGATGGTCGCTACAGGCGACGTCCACATGCCCTACCGGGAGTGGACCGACGTCCATGACGCGCTGTTGAAGATCAGCACCGGCACCAGCAACCTCAAGACCAAGAAGAAGAAGGCCGCAGGCGAGGACGTCTTCACGATGGAGCAGGACTACCCAACGCTCCATCTCATGGGCCACGACGAGATGCTCGCCGCGTTCGCTCACGGGCACCCCGATCTCCCGCAAGACGTCGTTGTCGACGCGATGCGCGAGTCTGTCGAGATCATCAAGCGCTTCATGCCGTTCTACATGAGCCGCGACATCAAGATGCCGCGACTCACCCACAGCATCATCCGCAAGGTCGACGAACATGGGCCTGACGTCGACCTCAACCGCGACCCCGACGAGATCATCAAGAACATCGTCAAGCGCTGGTGCATCGAAGGGATCGACGACCTCAAGACCTTCTACAACGCCGAGCATTGGCTCAAGTATCCTGTCGAGCGCTACCAGCGCCAGCTCGAACACGAGTGGGACGTCTTCGATCAGATCGGCCCGCACGTCTGGCGCTACATGTTCGTCGTCGCAGGCGAGGTTCGCTGGGCGCGACGCAACGACATCATCGTCGGCGCCGGTCGAGGCTCAGCCGCAGGCAGCCTCACCGCCTACCTCACCGGCATCACCGACATCGACCCGCTCCCCTACGACCTCATGTTCGAGCGGTTCATCAACCCGAACCGCAAGGGCATGCCGGATATCGACATCGACTTCATGCCCGGCGCCGAAGGGCGCGACAAGGTCGTCGGCCACACGGCATCCATCTACGGCGAGCGCAACGTCATCAACATCGCCGCCTACCAGACCTATGGCCCGAAGGCTGCCATTCGCGCTGTCTGCCGTGTCTTCGACGACGAGATCGACTACCCGACCGCCGAGCGCTACGCGAAGGTGCTCGACCAGCTCAAGCCCACCGACCGCATCGACCTGGAGGGGTGCGCCAAGCGCTTCCCTGAGATCGCGCAGTTCAAGTCCGAGTACCCGAAGCTCTGGCGAATCGCTGCGCGCATCGAAGGCCACCCATCCGCGCAGACGGTCCACGCATCCGGCGTCCTCATCAAGCCGTCGGAGGTCGAGATCCCGACCGCTGTTCGCATCGACACCGACGCCGCCGACAAGTACCAGAAGATCACCGCCTGGTCTGACAACCGCGAGCAGCTCGCCAACTACGGCTTCCTCAAGATCGACTACCTCGTCATCGAAGGGCTCGTCCGCCAGCACAAGGTCCTCAAGGCTCTGCGCGAGCGCGAGAACACGCCCATCGACATCCGCAAGCTCCCGGTCCGCTACGACCCCTACGCCGTCGACCCCGAGGTCATGAAGTCGTTCGCCAAGGGGCGCACGATCGGCGTCTGGCAGATGGAGGGAAAGGGCACGATTCCGGTCCTCAAGGCCGTGCGCCCCGACAACATGCACGACCTCGCAGCCATCAACGCGCTCATCCGGCCGGGCGCGCGTGGTGCCGGGATCACCGACGCCTACGCCCGCCGCAAGCACGGCATCGAGCCCGTCGAGTACTGGCACGAGAGTGTCGAGCCCATCCTGCGCAAGACCTATGGGCTCATGGTCTACCAGGAGCAGATGATGGAGATCGCCGTCCAGCTCGGCGACTTCACGCGCACCGAAGCTGACGACCTCCGCAAGGCGATGGGCAAGAAGTACCGCGAGGGTCTGCCTGCGGTCATCAAGTTCCTCGACGAACTCGGCTACGGCCCGAAGTTCATCCACAACGCCAGCTTTAAGGTCGGCGAGGAGATGGCGCGCTGGATTTGGGAGGAGCAGTGCCTCAAGTTCGGGGAGTACAGCTTCAACGCCTCCCACGCCTACGCCTACGCGCTCATCTCCTACCACGACATGGTCCTCAAGCTCATGGCCCCGGCCGACTTCTACGCTGGGTACCTCACGGCCGCCAAGTCCAAGGACCTGCCTGACCGGCTTAAGGGCACCATGCGCGAGGGCGCCGCGTTCGACATCGAGATCAAGCCGCCGCACATCAATAAGTCCGACGCCGACTTCAAGGTGCTCGATCGCAAGACGATCCTCTACGGCCTGCTCTCGGTGAAGAACATCGGCCCCACCGCACTCAAGGCCATCTACGAACACCGTCCATTCAAAGATTACATCGATTTTGACGAGTCGGTTCCGCGCAATTCAGTCAATAAGCTTGGACGCGAAGCCTTGGTCGGCGCTGGAGCGTTCGACGACTGGGGACTGCGCAACTTCATGTCCGACGAGCAAAAAGCTTCGAACGAAGAGGCATACCTTGGCATGCGACTCACCGGCAAGTCAGACCTTGCCAAGTACGCCGACTTGATCGAAGATACGATCCATACGGAGGACGAGTTCGACGCTGCCAAGGATGGTGATGCGCTATGCGTTGGCGGTGAAATCGTCGGCGTCAAGCCGACAGTCACGAAGACCCAGAAGGAGATGGGCTTCGTTACGGTCGCCTATGGGACGGATTCGATCCGGGTGACCGTCTGGCCCCAGCTCTGGGAGCTATATTCATCGGCCTTCAAGCTTGGGAAGGTCGTCTTCTTCGAGGGGCGCAAGCAGATCAGCGAGAGGTATGGTCCAGGCTTTATCGCTTCGAGTTGCGTGACGCTCGAAGAGCTTGTTCAGATCAAGTCACGACGCGGGGAGGTACTTGCTGCATGAGTGTCCTGCGACTGGAGATGGGGTCGGGGTTCGACTCGATCTCCGCGCAGTTCGAGGAAGCCGTTGTCGAGTCGTTCTACGGCGACGGTGAGCCGGTGGCTGCAATCATCGGCGCCTACAACGACCGTCTCGAAGAACTCGTCGTCCTCAAAGTCAAGGACTCATACCTTCGCGACGACAACGGCGACATCAGCCTCGGGATCTTCCACAATCTCTGTGCGATGTTCCTGGGCCATGACTTGCGCCAGTTCCTCGGCCTCGGCATCCTGCTCGATGATGGCAACCTCGCGGTGATCCAGTCGACGCAGTTCAGGACCATTGCCTATCGCCAGACGGCCGCGCAGGGGGTGTACGGGCGAAAGCATAAGATCGAGGCCGGATCACGGGCCTGGGACTTCTACGCCCCGATCTACGCGCGGCTCAAGTTGCTCACCTGAGCAAACCCTTCGCAATCTGCGCGGATCGTGCTATGATGATAGGTCTACACGATCCGCGATTGCGAACAAGGAATGCCTGTCGACCCCAGCCTTCTCCCCCAGATCCTCAAGGAAGCCGAGAAGCGCTACGGCCAGAAGATCTACACCGGGCGCGCTCGACCGAGCGTCACGCGCATCCCATTCCCATCCCTGGAGATGAACCTCGCCACGCACGGTGGGGCTCCGATGGGCCGCATTATCCGTCTGTGGGGCGGTCCGTCGTCGTGCAAGACTCTCAGTGCCATCGGGCTCGCCGCATCCGCGCAGAAGTTCCGCACCGATGAGTTCCCCGATGGCCTGAGTGTCGCCTTCTACGACCTCGAAGGCGCATTCGACTACGACTTCGCTGAGAAGGCGCTCGGCCTCGACACGAGCGACGACAAGTTCGTTTACGTCGACGCCAGCGTGATCGAGGACGTCTCGCGCATCCTCGATTCGCTCCTGCACGCGGTCAATATCCACATCATCGACTCCACGACTTACGGGATCTCCGAGCACAAGATCGAGGCCGGGGTCAGCAGCCGTCAGCCAGGCTTCGACGCCATCGCCTGGAAGGAAGCCTTCAAGCTGGCGCGCGAGAACATGGACCCGATGCAGAACATGATCGTCTGCATCTCGCACGAGACCCAGGACTTCAAGACCAGCGCGATCAAGGCGTCCGGCGGTCGCTTCCTTGACTACTCCGCTTCGATGTCCATGCGCCATCGTGTCGCCGCGAAGCTCTACCGAGGCTCCGACGGCGAGCTGGGCGAGACGCGCCCCAAGGACGGCAACGACCCGCTCACCGGCAGCGTCCGTGTCGACGGCTACTTCCTGGAGATCGAGATCGTCAAGACCAAGGTCAGCCGACCTTTCAACAAGGCGAACCTGATCTACGACGTTGACAGGATGCAGTTCGACCGGCGCTACGAGCTGATGAAGGCCGGTCAGTTCCTCGGCGTTATCCAGAAGAGCGGCAACTACTACTACGTCCCGACGAGCGATAAGGCCATCAACGGGCAGAGGGCGCTCAAGAAGCGCATCGAGGAAGACGACGTCCTCGTCATGCAGATCTACGAGGCCGCCGACAGGTGGATCGCTGAGCAGCAGGCCAACGAGCGCGCGGCGTGACTCAGTCGGACGGCGACATCGTCACGGCGTACTGGAAGCCTGGCTTCGGGGTTGAAGGCGTCGCCTGTCGCGGCTATCTCGTCCGCAACGAGAACGGCCTGATCGAAATGGTGGACGAACGTCGGATGCGCCACCATCAGCTATCCACTAAGTTTGTCTCCATCGTTAGTGACAAGGAGATCGAGGCGAACCCGTTCGTAACAGCGCAGCAACAGGAGGGAGACGGCATGAACATCAACGACAACCCGTTCGCCAACGCGAACCCATTCGCTCTGGCAAACAACCTCTTCGCGCAGGCGACCAGCTGATGGCGACACTCAAGGAACTCCTCGTCGCGTTCGGCAAGTACCAGGTCGTCGAACCTGTCGTTGACGTCTCAGCCACCAACGCCCTGCGCGCCGATTTCGTGAAAGGCGACGTCTCCCCTCACGGCCGCCCCTGGCACACGAGCTTCCACGCCTCGCAGTTTCCGGGTGATAGCCCGCATGCGTGCGGTCGCCTTGCGATGTACGGGCTCATGGACATCCCCCAGGAGTCCCCGATGTCGCGCTGGCTCGCGCAGACCGCCGCCGTCGGCAAGGCCGTCGAGCTGAGCGTCGTTCGCGCGATCCGAGACGATGGGCGCCTCGTCAAGAGCGGCCAGCCAGGACGATCGAGCGACCCTGACGCCTGCGACGACAACGGTCGACCCATGCCGCAGATGGGCTTCGTCGATCGCGAGCACTGGCTCACCGGCTCGGTCGACATGCCCATGCTGCCCTTCGGATACCGCACGCCGCATATCGTTGAGATCAAAAGTAAGCACGAGTCCAAGATCTTCGAGATGCAGGAGGGTAATCGCGGCCCCGACGAGAAGCATCGGCGCCAGCTCCTCTGCTCGCTCGGCCTCGCACATGAGAATCCGGACGCCTTCCTGCACCCGCAGACCGGCCAGCAGCTCGAACCGGCTATCGACGGCTCCGTCTACTACCTCGCTCGCGACAGCGAGTGGCCCGGTCCGATCCCGACGCATGAGTTCTACTTTTCCTACGACCCCGGCTTCATGGAGCAGGGGCGCGCGCACCTCAAGCAGTGGCGCGTCTTCTTCCTCGAAGGCCGCCTACCCGAAGAGACCTCGCACAAGAACGCGCGATCGCACCCGTTCGGATGGCGTTGGTCGGAAGGCGAGTGCCGGTTCTGCCCGTTGAAGAAGATCTGCCGCGAGGACTACGAGAACAAGGTCACCACGCTCGCCGACTCCGCTGCGATCGACTACGCGAAGTCGATTCGTCCGCAGTATGACTACGCCCAGAAGCGCGCCGCCGTGCTCAATGCCTGGGACGAAGACGACCCGCTCGCCGACTAGCGCACCGGCGCCGCCGAGCTGGCCGTTGCGCCTCTGGAAGACATGGGCTATGATGATAGGTAGGTAGTCCGACTTCATGGAGGCAACTGCGTGACCCGAATCACCGATGTGAACCTTGCAACGCAGGTGATCGACGCCTGCATCAAGGCGAACGTCCACAAGGACGGCATGCCGGATGACGATCAGAAGAAGATCGACACGGCCAACCGCCTCATCGACCTCGCCCATCAGGCGAAGGCCGCCAACGTCGGCGAGCCGTTCGCCAGCGACCTCATCAACATGGTTGAGAGCGCCGTCCAGGGTGGCCAGCAGGCTGAGCCGCAGCAGGCTGACCCCAACCCGTTCGCCGCTGGCAACCAGCCGCAGCCTGCCCCTGCTCCCACTCCCGCCCCGGCTCCCGCCCCGGCTCCCGCCCCGGCTCCGGCGCCCGCTGCCGTTCCGGCCCCGGCGCCCGCTCCTGAGCCCGCCGCGCCGCCCACCCCTGCCGAGGTCCCGGCCCAGGCGACCGCTCAGCAGGCCCCGCAGCAGCTCCAGCAGCAGGAGCCGGAGACGCCCAAGCTCGAAGAGCCGTGGCCGGGCTATGACACGCTCGGCGTCGACGAGCTGATCGCCCGCATGGAGGCGTTCACCGACGAGCAGATCGACTACGTCAAGAAGTACGAGGCGCAGAACGGGCAGCGCGCACAGATCCTCAACTTCGAGCGCCACCCGATGACGGAGGTCCCGCAGCAGCAGGCGTCCGTCGCCCCGGCTCCGCCCGAGCCCCAGGAGGCGTCCCAGACTCCTGCCCAGCCGCAGGAGCAGACCGGGCAGGACCTCGCGCAGGTCGAGCCGTGGCCCGGCTACAAGGGCTCCACGATCAACACGATCATGGACCGGGTCAACCAGGCGCTCGCCCAGGAACCGGCGAACGCGGCCAAGCTGTTCGCCCACGTCTTCGAGTACGAGCGCGCCCACGACAACCGCAAGCGCCTGCTCAAGAAGCTCTCCGACCTCGCCAAGAACGGCGTCGCCGTCGACACCCAGCCGCAGGAGCAGGCCCAGACGGACGTCGAGCAGGTCAAGCAGGCCGAGGGCCAGGACGTCGTCCCCACGCCGCCGTTCGCTCAGCAGGCCGAGCAGCAGGCCGAGCAGCAGCCCGAGCCCGCATCGGCCCCGGCCCAGCCGCAGCCTGCCGCCGAGGCGCCCGAGCCGACCCAGGACAATGGCGAGAGCATCCAGCCCATCGAGGGCGGCGCCACCCAGCGGGCTATCGAGGCCGTCGCCACCAAGCTCCCCGCCCCGCCGCCGTGGGAGGGTGGCTTCCCGCAGGTCGGCCCCGACTTCACCGCCTACAGCGACGTCGACATCGCCCGCTTCCAGTCGCAGTTCGCCAGCCTCTACGCCTACGGGTTGCGCGAGCTGGCGATCGCAGAGGGTTACGCCGCCGACGCCAAGGATGAGGCCGACGCGCTTGTGCGCGAGTACATCGCCTCTCGGGACTGGCCCGCTAAGGCGACGAACGCTCAGCAGGAGGTCGAGGCGACCCAGAACGTCCCGCAGATCCCCGAGTGGCGCAAGCGCCAGAAGGAGTGGACGCGCGTCGCCCGCCAGATCCAGGCGCTCGTCGATGGCTACAAGGAGATCGCCGACCGCCTCTCTCGGGAGCAGACCCGCCGCGACAACGAGCGCATCTCCGCTCGCGGCTGACCTGCCTTCATAGTCGGACAGCCAGGGCGGGTCACGCGCCCGCCCTGGTCATCACGCCCATGTTGACATCGCGAGTCTGCACGCTCTGCGGGAAGCGTAAGCGTGTCTCTCTTGATCCGAGCAAGAGTGAGTTCGATCGATTCAAGCACAGGCCCGCAGACAAGCTTTACGGATGGAGATCAGCCTGCAAGAAGTGTCATGCGCGTTACAGCCGTGAACGACGCCGCACTGGCGCTGCCAATAGTCGCGAGTACGTTCCGATCGGACCGTTCGCTGAATGGGTGCGTAAGTGGGTTAGCCAGAACCACTACTGCTATGTCAACGGAAAGCCCGCTGGCGGCGTCGTGACACTTGCCAAGGTGGTAGGTGTCGACGAGTCCAGAGTCCGCGCAATCATGACGGAGAAGTACAAGCGCATTGACCTCTCCGTCGTCGACCGATACCTCATCGCAACGAATTCCGACACGCAGATCTGGGAGTTGTACCCGGACTACTGAACTAGATGATTGCACCGTCCACCACCATCCACGCCAAGGTCGGCAAGACCGCATTCGAGGTCTACGCCGACAAGTATCGGCGCAAGGACTGGTGGTGGGTGCGTTGGGAGGACCACGCGCGCCGCATCATCGTCCGTCGCGTTGAGGCCGTCAGCAAGGTCGACGAAGACGAAGCAGTCGCCTTGGCCAAGGAGGTCATCAAGGACTACCAGTCCAAGCACCGCGAGGCTCTTCAGCAGAAGTGGGACATGAAGATCCCCGACCTGTGGGAACTCGCGCAGACCGCCTCCTTCCCACGAGAGATCGTCGCCGCAGTCCTCACCGACTTGCGAGAGCGCATCGTCCGAGCCGAAAGCATCGAGGATCGCGGCGTCGGGCACCAAGGACTCCAAATCCTCGCGGAGCGCACCGGCATCTCGCCACGAGAGCTGCACCGCATCATCGAGGACCGCACCCGGATCAAGGTCGGCTTCCCCACTGTCGACCGTCTCTGCGTCGAGTTCGACATGCTCGTCGACGACTTCATCGAGGAAGCGCTCGCTTGGTCCGGCAAGTACGGCCGCTGGGCAGACCGACCAGGCGAAGAAGACTCTTGGCCGATCGGCTACACGACCGACGCCAAGGAAGACGAGCCCATCCTCTAGTTGGCAGGCATGGCACATATCATCATGGGGATGGATCTGTCCGACAACCCATTCGTGCAGGCGACCAACCCCTTCGTCGACAAGGACATGCAGATCGTGGCCTCCGAGGCGAAGGCTGCGATGGAGCGTGCCAGCAAGAATGGTCGCAAGCTCCGACCGGACGGAACCCCCTACTCCAGCGACCCGTCCATCCGCATGCGCCAGCTTCACGAGGACGGCCGCGCCGGACCAGCGTTCGGCCATCTCGGCGGAGCGCGACGCAAGGCAGACCGCCGCGCTACCGAGGTCGTCGCCGAAGCCGCACGCGAGCACGCCGAGAAGATCCGCGACGTCCTGATCGACGGGCTCGACGAGGACCGTCCCTACACCGTGCGGATGAAGTCCGCTCTTGAGCTGCTCAAGATCGACCAGCAGGACGCCGCCCAGCAGCTCGAACGTGAGAAGGCCGAGTTCGAAGCCATGAACAAGGCCCAGCTCGTCGACAACATCATGCGGATGCTCAACGATCTCCAGCGCGCTGGTCAGATCACAGCCGAGATCGAGGAGTACGCTGACGCACAGGTGGTCGATGACGACGCTTGATCTCACGAAGATCGATCCGAAGACCCTCCTCGGGGCCAGCAAGACCGACCTCATCAAGCTCGCCACCGAGCTGTCCGAGCTGAAGGCGCGCGCCGGACAGATCGGTCCGCAGACCCCTGACGAGCTTCACGAGTACATCCATAAGAACTATGGAATCTGGGTCCCGCGCAAAGCCGTGACGCCGGGACACTGCGCGCCTTTCGACTTCCTTGCAGACGCATACTTTCAGAAGGAGACCAGCCAGCTCGTCATCGCGTGCCGGGAGGGTTCGAAGACCTTTACGGTCGGCCTCCTCCAGGTGCTCTTTGCCCGCTTCTTCCCTGGCTACGAAGGGCTCACCGCAGGCGCGATCGAGTACCAGACCGTCCGCGCTTACCAGGCCATCAGGAAGCTCAACAACATCTTCGGCAAGGACCAGGTCGAGGACTCCCAGCAGAGCCGGACCATCTGGAAGAACGGTTCCACGGTCGAGATCCTCACGATGACCTACGAGGCGATGAACGGACCGCACACGTGGTTCCTTCATCGCGACGAGATTGAGCTTGCTCGACGCAACGCCTTCGACGAGGCCGACAGCATCACCCGGTCAGGCGTCACCAAGGACGGGCGCTCTTTCCGCGCACACGACGTCCTGACCTCCACGCGCAAGCTCGCCCGAGGCAAGGTCCAGGAGCTGCTCGACCAGTGCGAGGAGGCCGAGCGCGCCGGTCGCAAGCCGCCTTACAAGGTCTACAAGTGGGGTGTTGCCGAGACGGTTCAGAACCAGCCCAACTGCCGCTATCACGCGCCGCCGGGGACCCCCGAGGACAAGCTGTGCCCCTGCAACCAGTACGTCAACGGCTTCATCGGCGACCCGAAGAACGGTATCCCGCGCACGTTGGAGGCCGTCTGCGGCGGGCGCTTCGGCAAGTCGGATGGCTGGCGGCCGCTTGAAGACATCGCCGGGAAGTTCATGAAGACGAGTCAGGCGATGTGGGATGCGCAGTACGAGTGCAAGAAGCCCGCGTCCGAGGGCCTCATCCTCGTCAACTACGACGAAGCCATCAACGGCATCCGCAACTACATCCCTGACCCCGCGAACGGACGCATCTTCAACTCCAACGACTTCGGCGGCGCCAACCCGTTCGCATCGCACTGGTACCAGCTCCTTGATCGCGACGTCGAGGTCCGCAGCTTCGCCAACGAGCCCAAGGTCCTGCCGAAGGGCTCGCTCGTCTGCTTCGACGAGATTTACCGCGCCGATATCGGCAACAACGAGTTCTTCTCGATGATCGTCGCCAAGGAGCGTCAGTACAAGGAGCTGTTCGGCGACGAATGGAAGGTGTTCGAGCGCTACGCTGACATCGCCGGTCGCGCGCAGCGCAAGGACATGCTCAACCACGATCCGCCGCTGCCCACCGTCTGGCGGATCGAGCGCGACGTCGAGTCGCACATCAACACGATCAACGAGCGCATCGACCAGGGTCTCCTCTACGTCGACGTCGACAAGTGCCCGAAGTGGAACGAGGAGGCCCAGTTCTGGCAGCGCGACCCGAACACGGGCCGGGAGCTGCAAGTCGCCAACCACGCGATGGCTGCGCTCCGCTACGCCGCCGAAAACATCAAGGCGCTCATCCAGCTGGAGCGCAAGGCTGGACGACGAAACGACGGCCCAGTGGCCCCCGGCAGCGAGCACGTCGCCGAACTCAGCCGTGTGCCCGTCACTGGACCGGCGCGAAGCGCCATTACTGAACTGCCGCACGACATCCCCATCCACCGCCAGCCGGTTCGCCCCGGCGACGGCCCGCACGCCGGGCGCAGACATATCATAATGGACGATATATGGTAGAGCTGGTCGACAATCCGTTCGCGCACATCAACCTCGCGCAAGACCCGACCAAGGACCCCTCCAAGGTCACGCAGGCGCTCCAGCGCTCGGCGAAGGGCAAGGACACCGCGCCGACGGCTCAGGAGGCGACCACCGCACTCCCGCAGGCCACGCTCAACCGCGCCACCGGGCAGTTTGACGTCACGCGCATCCCGCTGTCGATGCTGCGCCAGATGCAGCGCGACCCGATACTCGCGTTCGCTCTCTTCTACATCCGCGCGCAGAACCTCCGCGCACGCTGGCACATCGAGTCCTCCGACCCGCAGGTCGCTGGCTTCATTGACCGAGCGCTGCGTGAGATCTACCCGAGCATCATCAACAACTACATCCTCAAGCTCGTCTATGGATTCCAGGCGTGCGTCAAGCGCTTTACGACCGGCGAGGTGATCGACTGGACCTACATCCATCCAGAGACCGGTGAGGAGACCCGCGTCTGGGACGAGGGCAACATCAACGCCATCATCTGGAAGCCGTTCATCGGACTGCCGCCCGAGGCCGTCGAGCCTGTCTGGAACTCCAGCGGCGAGTTCGACGGCATCAAGTACACCCCGGCCAACGCATCCTACGCTTCGGCAGGCATCACCCGGTCCGGAGAGGAGCGCACGTTCGACGTTTTCCACTCCCTGTGGTTCGTCAACGAGCGCGAATCCGTGCACAATTCCATCTGGGGATACCCGCGTCTGGGCTATGCCTACCGCTACTGGTGGTCCTTCTGGTTTGCCTGGGGCCTGGCCGACCGCCACTTCGAGGTCGACGCCGACCCGCCCGTCATCACCCGCTTCCCCACCGAGGACGACGGCAGCGGCATGAAGAACAGCCAGCGCGCGCTCGCGATCGGTGCACAGCTTCGCTCCGGCTCCACGATCGCGCTCCCGTCCGACCCCTACACCGACTCTTTCGACGGCAGGACCGTCAACATCCAGAAGTGGGACATCGACGTCCTGAAGTCCAGCGGCAACTTCCAGGCGTTCCACGATCGCTTCGAGCAGCTCATCGCCCTCATGCTGCGCGCCATGATGATCCCGCCGGAGGCGTTCGAGGCGCGCGGCGGGTCGGCTGGATACAACTCCACCAGCCAGCTCCAGGAAGCCTTCGTCATGTCCCAGATCGTGCTCATGCAAGAGCTTGACTGGGACCTCAACCGCTACGTCATCCCGCAGCTCGTGATGGCGAACTTCTCCGATCGCAAGGCCACTGCCCGCAAGGTCACGCGCGGCTTCGACGTCGAGGACATCGAGTTCGCCAAGCTCCTGCTCCAAGGCAAGGCCAACTCAGCCAGCGGTGACCTCCCCATTGACTACGGCGCCCTGCTTGAATCCGTCGGCATCCCGCGTCTGTCGGCTGACGCGCTGGCCGAAGCCAATGCCCGCATCGAGCAGCAGGCCCGCGAGGCGCGCCCCGAGCCCCAGCAGGCCGCCCCAGGCCGCGCAGGCGTCAACGAGAACGGCCTCTACTACGCACCGCGCGACACGATCCATCTCGACACGATCCAGATGGAGGCCGAGAAGGCGTTCTTCAACGAGCTGACCCAGGTCGGCCCGCTCAAGGACCCCGAGATCATGGTCTACGCACGCCAGCTCCGCCAGATCTGGAACGAGGCCCTGAACTTCGACTACAGCGTCGCAGCTACGCTCCTCCAGGACTACGGCGATAACCTCGATCTCGACGAGACCTTCTTCGAGCGCTTCATGCGCCGCGTCAAGAACCGCGCGCAGGACCTCGCCTTCCGATCGCGCCGCGTGCTGGAGCAGATTATGCGACGCGCCTCTAACGTCGAGCTGGAGCGCGCCGGTCTGCGTCAGGACTACTTCTGGGACCCGGTCGGCAACGATGACGCCTCGCGCTACCTCCAGGAGCGCGCCAACATCATGGTCTCCGATATCTCCGAGACCACGCGCGACGAAATCCGCGCCTTCCTGCGCGATCAGGTCGCCAAGGGCACGCCGATCCAAGACCTCCCCGGCCTGCTTCGAGCGCACTTCGACATGGTCAGCCAGTGGCGCGCCGATCGCGTCGTCCGCACAGAGATCGGCAAGGCGTACAACATGGCTACCCTCTTCGCCGCGCAGGACGCAGGGGTCGATCAGGTCCAGGCGATCGACGCGCAGCTCGGGCCCCAGCGCAGCGACCCCGAGTGCATCCGCCGCAACGGGCGCCTCTTCACGGTCAACGAGGCGTTCGCCGAGACGTTGAAGGAGCACCCCTACGGCACGCTCCAGTGGCGCATCCCGCGCAAGCGCATCGCGATCACGAAGCTCTCGCAGCGCGCCAAGACCAAGGCCACCTACGTCGAGCACGATGACCACGTCGAGGTCAAGCTCTCCGACCGCCTCAGCGAGCAGGAGCGCAACATGTACCTCCTGGCGGTCGTCGATCGCATCGAGCTGGACGCCAAGCTCGCCAAGTCCGACGACGAGTTGCGATCGGCTTTCTAAGCTGCTATCATTATAGCTGCGCACTGAACCTCCACACAGTGACATCCCCGCAACATCGGCTTGCTTCTGGTCTGAGAAGCCCCGGTTATGGTCCACTCCATAGCCGGGGCTTCGCCGCTTCATGGGCCGTCGCCTTCTGCTATCATCACAGGCGTAGCTCAGGGACAGGCGCCCGGTGGAGAGCAAATCCCCTCTCGTCCATCACCGTCTCTCCACCGGGCGCACTGACGCGACATGTACACAACCGGGGTTCTTCGCTTCGACTACCAGATCGCCGCTGTCGCACACACGCGCGGCATCGTGCTCAACATCGGCGCTAACGAGGACCCGGCCGGTCTTCGCGCCCGCTTCGGCAGCCGGGTTATCAACTGCGATCTGGAGCTGTGGGACGCGATCATGGAGCGCCCGAACGTCGTCGACCGCGTCTTCGACTGCACCGAGTTCCCTTGGCCCTTCGACGACGACTACGCCGAGCTGGTCGTCCTCGGCGACATCCTGGAGCATTTCCCCTACGACACCATCGTCGCCGTGCTCAGAGAGGCGCGGCGAGTCGGCCGCTCGATCTGCGTCACCGCGCCCCAGGACCCGACCGCCGACCCCGAGCTGTACCGGCCTGGCCGCTACAACCGTCACGTCACCTATGTGACGCACGAGCTGCTCATGCAGGCGTTCGCCGATAGCGGCTGGACGCCCTACCACTCGATCACCGCAGACTGGGGCACGAACCCGCCCATGAAGGGCTTCTGCATGATGGGGCAGCGCGAGCCTGAGTCCGTCGGAAGCGTCATCACGAAGTAGCGGGAGGGAATGGCTGATGGCTGTCGAGGACGAGGGTGCGCAGGATGTGTGCGAGGGCATGAAGGTCTGGACCTGCAAGAGCGCGGAGGCGGTGGAGCGGTCGGGGCTGGGCCTGACGTACCGCACCCTCGTGACCGCTTCGAGCCGGGAGCAGGAGCGATGACGGTGCTCGGCCGCTGCGCCACATGGGGCTGTGGGTTCTCGGCGGTGCGCCGGATCGAGTGGAAGGAGGGCGGCGGGGTCTTCTGCGAGGGGTGCGCGGACGTCCTCGTGCGGGCCGGAGACACCGATGTCACGTTCCGCGAGTCGCTGGACGATGACATCGCTGCTTTGACCGAGGAGCGGGACGAAAAGTCCCCGAGCTGCGTCTCAGAGGAGGATCGATGACCCCGGCGTGGGATTGCTGCTGCGAGGAGTGCGGGCAGACCTGGAGAGACGTCTTCCCCGAGGATGAGGAGGGCGTGATGTGCCCGTTCTGCGACAGCGAGGACATCGACGCCGTGCGAGTCGATGCGGACAACCAAGCACGACAAGGAGGCGTGATGGACGAGGAGCGGAACGATGGCCGTTGAGCGCACCTTCCACTGCGACGGCCCCGACTGCGAACGACACGTCCGCACGCGCCAGGAGTCGCCGCCCTTGTTCCTCACGGTCACCAGGGATGTCGATCCGGACCTGCACTTCTGCGGCTGGGACTGCGTGCTGCGCTACGCCGGCCAGATCGAGCCGGTCATGCCCGAGGAGGTCCACACGGCGCACTTCTACGGCGGGCCGTGGGACGGCGAGGTCAAGGATCTACGGCCGTTCGTGTCGACCGTTCTCGTGCCGCAAGGCACGATGGGCGTCTACCGCCACGCCTACGCGATGGGCTCAAGCAATCCGGCCGAGTGTCGCGATCACGTCTTCCGCTACGCCGGGGAGCGAGAGCGATGAGTGCCCCCAAGAGCGACCACGCCGCGCGGTGCGTGTGCGGGTGCGGCTGCTTGCTTCGCGCGGCCGAGCACTAGACGCCAGTTACTCCGTCGCCTATCATCATAGGTATGACTACGTCGACTGCGGTGGGCCTGCGCAAGTCGTCCTATCGGCAGAAGTGGCGCAAGGGGCTCGCTGATCCCAAGTCCTTTCCGGCCTTCGGCCAGAGAGTCAAGACCGATCACGAGGTCTTGCAGTGGCTCGAAGGCATCATCTGGTCTGGCGGCATCCTCACCCCCTTCGAAAAGCGCATGTACCGCGAGCTGTCGGCCAAGCTCGGTCGGCCGGAGATCGCCACATGACCAAGATCTGCCTCTGTGTCATCGCCGACGACAACGCGGTCAACGACGGTATTGAGCGCATGATTGCGTCGGTCGCCGACCAGATCGACGGCCTCGTTGTCATCTTCACCGGCAAGGACGCAACTGTCGCTAATCGCGTCTCCAGGGTTGTCTACAACTCGGGCGTCGAGCACTGCCACTACTCCTCCAACCCGTGGAATGACAACTTCGCCGAGCAGCGCAACGTCTCGTTCAAGTCTGCGCTCAGGCTCGGGTTCGAGTCCGAGACTGACTGGCTGTTCTGGATGGACTGCGACGACGTCATCGGAGCCGGCACCGATCTGCGCGAGTGCATCCGCTACCTCGTCGAGAAGCGCGCGCACGCCGGGTTCATGCGCTACGACTACACGGTCGACCCGGAGACGCACGAAGCGCTCAACTGGCACTACAAGGAGCGCCTCTTCCGCGCCGACGTCAGCTGGCAGTGGATCTATCCCGTCCACGAGAACTGCGTCGGCCCCATCGCCACGCGCATGGTCCCGATCCCGTTCGGCTACGTCACGCACTTGCGCGGCGAGGTCGCGCCGAAGCGCAGCCGCAACCGCATGATCGCCAGGCAGTGGTACGAGACGTCGCGCGACACGGAGCCGATCGCCATCTATCACCTGGCGAACCAGGTCTACGCCCTAGCCGACGAGATCAAGGTCGCCGACGGGGCCGACATCAGCGATCCGAACGCGCTCGTCAAGGCCAAGACGCTCGGCGCCGCGCTGCGGTACTACCGCGACTACGTCGAGGCCGACCCCGACAACCACAACTTCGTCGCGGTCGCCAACGACCAGATGGCCGACATTCTCAAGCGCCTGGGCAAGTACGACGAGGCCATCGACCTCTACCTCCAAGGCATCAAGCTCGATCTCCGGCGCCCCAGGAGCTACGTCGGCATCGCCGAGTGCCTGCTGCACATGGAGGTCCACGAAGAGGCCATCTCCTGGGCCGAGCTGGCGGTCCAGGTCGGCAAGGCCAACGACCCGAACCAGCTCAACGACATCTCCGCCGCCGTCGACCTGCTCGACTACCAGTACAAGCCCACCGCCATCAAGGCGCACGCGCTCAAAGCGCTCGGGCGCTACCGCGACGCGATCGACGCCTACAGGCACATGCAGAGCCTCCGCGACGATGACTTCGTGCGCGGCCACATCAAGGAGTGCGAGGACGCGATCGACAACGGACTCGAACGCGCCTCCGACATCGATCGCGCACGAGCGCTCCGTATGCGCCATTGGGGCGACAGCGATCACATGAGCATCGCCTTCTACGCGCCGGGTGCTATCGAGAAGTGGGACGGTACGACCATCGCCGGAGGCTCGGGCGGCACCGAGTCAACCCTCTACCAGATCGCCCGCTACTTCCGATCGCGCGGATGGCGCGTCGCGATCTTCGGCAACCCGCCAGAGGACAGCGTCGACGCCGACGGCATCGAGTGGTATCGCGCCTCGCTCTTCCACCCCGACGAGCCCTTCGAGGTGTTCGTTTCGCTGCGCGACATGCAGATCTTCGACGCGCCGATCAGGGCGCGCTCGAAGGTGCTCTGGCTGCACGACGTCACGATCGGCGACCAGCGCTACGGGCCTTACGGTGATCGGGTCGAGCAGATCGACGCCATCGTCTGCCCGAGTCATCAGCACGCCAAGCACACCCAGATGGCGTATGAGATCGGCCTTGCCGACGCCCATTTCCGGGTGATCCCCAACGGCATCGACTGCAAGCGCATCGCCGATCTCAGGACGGACAAGCGCGACCCCAAGCGCTTCGTCTACGCCTCCTCGCCGGATCGCGGACTGGACAACCTGCTCGACCTGTGGCCGGAGATCTACGACGCGATTCCAGGCGCCAAGCTCGACATCTTCTACGGCTGGAACGCGATCGACGCCCTCATCGCGAAGGGAGCACCCTCAGCCCACCTTCTGCGCGCTCACAAGATGCGCATCGAGGGCAAGATCACCGACCTGCGCGAGCGCGGATACGAGGTCAACTGGCGCGGGCGCGTTGACCACGACACGCTCATCAGCGCCTTCTGGCAGTCGGGTCTCATGCTCTATCCGGCGAACTTCGTCGAGACCTTCGGGATCGTGTTTGCTCAGGCAGCAGCGTGCGGAGTGATCACTGTGGCGTCGGAGGCCAGCAACGTCGGCAACGTCGTCGACAGCGCGCTCGCCGTCCCAGGCCCAGCTGACGCAGAGACGTTTGCCCCTCGCTTCGTGACGAAGGTGTGGGAGGCGCACTGCGCCACCACCGACAGCGTTCGCGAGTGGGCCATCAAGGGCGTTCAGAAGTACGACTGGCCGAACGTCTACGACGCCTGGGACGGGCTCGTCAGCTACCTGCGAACCAGCAGAGAGGGTGCCGAGGCGGCCTGATGCGCTCGATCCAAACCATCGACCCTGTCAAGTGGACGGTGCGCTTGGGGCTCTGCGTGGACAACGACTACGCAGACGGCTACCGCTACCGCGTCATCGAGCACGACATCGTCACCGACGAGCGCATCGAGTTCCTGGCCAAGAGCCTCCCGCGCGCCGTCTGGATCGCCGTGCGCGAATGGGTCATCAAGCCGATCGTCAGGAGGACACGTAGCAGCCTATGAAGATCGCCGTCTACTGCGAGGGCGCGACCTGGGGCGAGGTCGACGAGCAAGCCCTCCAACGGGGACTCGGAGGCCGCGAGACCGCGCTCGTCCAACTCGCCATGAACTGGGCCGCGATGGGCCACGACGTCTATGCCTTCGTCCCGCGCAGCGGCACGCGCATCTCGAAGCTCTCAAAGGGCACGGTCACCTGGGCCTCCCACTACCAGGCCGTTGACGCGATCCCGGTTCTGCATCCAGACGTCTTCGTCTCCTGGGAGAACGCCGACATCCTCGCAGCCGTCCGCGAGGCTGGATACGACGGCCTCACCGGCATCGAGATGCAGGTCGCCCACCTGAACACCGACATCGAGGTCTCCAGCGTCGCCGACTACGTCTTCGTCCTGTCCGGGTGGGCGCGCGACTTCTTTGTCAGGCAGCACCCGGACATGCGCGACAAGACGGTCGTCTTCCCCAACGGCGTCGACATCAAGCGCTTCGACATGTCCAAGCACGTTCCGTCGGTCGACGGCCCGGTCAAGTGCATCTACAGCTCCTCGCCGGATCGTGGCCTGCACCACCTGCTCAAGATGTGGCCCGAGATCCGCTACTCCATCAAGGAGCAGCATGGGCGCGACGCAGTGCTCTACGTCTGCTACGGCATCGAGAACTTCGTCGGCAACGCCCGCTGGAGCGCTCGTGAAGACGGCCAGCGCGCGGTTCAGATCCTCACGAGCATCAACCAGGCAGGAGTCGACTACTGCGGCAAGATCGGCCAGCATAAGCTCGCCCAGCTCATGGGCGCGTGCGACCTCATGCTCTACCCCTGCGACACGATGTCGCCGACGGAGACAGGCTGCATCTCCATCGTCGAAGCGCTCGCGTCCTACACGCCCGTCATCACAACAAACTGCGACTGCCTCGGAAGCGAGTTCGGCAACGTCACGTTCCAGGTTGAGCTTCCGTGGAACACCAACGTCGCCGAACGTTTCATCGCCAACGCAACCGATGCGCTCGAACCGGCGCTGTACGTCGAGACCTCGATCAAGGGTCGTCGGTTCGCCGAGCAGCGCGACTGGAAGCTCATCGCAGCTCAGTGGATTGATTTCTTCGAGGTGAATGTATGAGTCTCGTGATTGACGCCCCGTCCTGGCTTGCCATCGTCTTCATCGTCCTGTGGTTCATCGCCACCATGTTCAAGGACGTCGTGAGGTCGGCTATCGCCAAGGACCTCATCAAGACGACGATGGAGGAACTCAAGCAGGCCAACTTCCGATGAGCGACCGCACGCCTCAGCAGAAGGGGCGTGGCTGGGAGCCGGAGTTCGCAAAGTCCATCGGCGCAGCTGTCGTCAAGAACAGTGGCGCCGGGTTCAAGAAGGGCGACGTCATCGGCCCAGAGATCCAGGGTTCGAAGATCATTTGGTCGTTGAAGTGGCGCGGCGACAACAAGTCTGTCCGCGTCGAGGACGCATGGATGGACGAGATGCTCGCAGCCATCAACGCACCAGGAGGCTACGGAGGCGACATGATCCCGGCCATCGCCACCAAGACCCAGGGCTATGAACTGGTCATCATGCGCAAGCAGGACGCGATCGCGCTCATGCATGACGCTGCTGCGCAGTCTCTCGACCCTTCGGGCCGCGCGACCGGTCGGTACGCTTTGCCCCATCATCATAGGCGACTGCCCGAACTCCTTCGAGGCACGCAAGAGGACTGACCTACCACTATGGCAAAGCAACGCTGGCACAAGAACGCCACGCCACACCGCACACTGCGGCTCGCGTCAGACCCGCAGCAGGGTCGTGACGTCCGAGGGGTCCAGCGCGCTATCCAGCGATTCGTCCGCGACCACCCCCGACTCGGGCTCGTCGCGCCGGTCGTTGACGGCGTCTACGGCAAGGAGACCGCGAAGGCGCTCGGTCTCGTGGCCTGGCTCCTTGGCATCACTAACGACCCCGATAAGACCACCTTCTCAGCCTCCAAGCAGGCGCTCGTCCGATCGCCGAAGCTGCGCACGCCAGTCCAGCGTCAGCGCGGCAAGAAGCGCCGCGCCGAGCGCCGCCGTGCGATCAGCAAGGCCGGTCAGCGGCCGAACATCATCCGGCTCGATGCGCCGATGGTGAACCGCTTTGGCGGCATCGGCCCGTTCCTCGGGCTCGTCGGCCACTACACCGCAGGCCCGCGTGACACCAACGACAAGCACGGTCTCGCGCTGTTCAAGCAGTACAACGCGCAGCACCGCAGCCAGGGATGGGGCGCCATTGGTTACCACCTGGGCATCCTTAGCAGCGGAACGCTCGTGCTTCTGCGGCCGACCTCGTGGAAGGGCGCGCACGTCGCCAACCACAACACCGGTCGCATCGGAGTCGTTGTCAATGGCGGCCCCGGCCAGCGCATGACCCGCGAACAGCTCACGACCTGGCGCTGGATCAAGGAGAACGGCCACACGACCGCGATGCCAGCCTCCCATCGCCTTCCGGCCAAGGTCACCAAGGTCTGGGTCCACAAGGACCTGTATCCGACCGCCTGCCCCGGCACCTATGAGAAGGACTACAAGTCATGACCGAATCACAGAGCGCGATTAGGCGCATCCTCAACGAACACCCGGCCGGTGTCACCGCCGCAGCGACCGCGATCTTGATGCTGATCGCGAAGCGGATCGGGGTCAGCCTGAGCGAGGACGAGGCCGTCGCCATCGTCGGTGGCCTCGTCGTCATCGTGTCGGCGTTCACGCCGCGCTTCCGCGTTGGCGGCGTGCCGATTCCGCGCGACCTGCCCGAGGACGATGCCACCGGCCCGGACGACCAGGACATCGTCGACTGACGACCATCGAAGGAGACCAACATGGCGCTCAACAAGAGCGAGCTGATCGGCCGCGTCGCTGAGCGGACGTCCGTAACTAAGGCTGTCGTTGCCAATGTGTTCGATGCGTTCTACGAGGAGGTCATCGAGCAGCTCCTCACGTCTGGAGAGGTTCAGATTCCGAGGATCGGCAAGCTCACGACCACCACGACGCCTCAGCGCATGGCGCGCAATCCGTTGACCGGAGAGCCGGTCGAGGTCCCGGCCAAGCGCAAGGTCAAGTTCAAGCCGTCCGGTCCGTTCGCCAAGGAGGTCGACTACCAGAGATGAGCGCTGACGACCTCGAACGCTTGCGCGCGACCTACATCGAGAAGCTCGACGAGGCGATCGTCATCGGCTTCAAGTTGAAGCGCGCGATGCCTAGTCGTCCGAACTCGATCTCGCTCTCTCACGCGGAGACAGCCAGGATGTGGGCCGAGCGCGACGACAAGGAGCCCTACTAGCTCCCACGCCCAGCCTCGCTCATGAGAGCCGCCGTCACTGGCGGCTCTCTTCGTTCTGCGGGCTCCCACAGGCCCGGGGCCGCCCGGGTGGGTCTGCCCGCGAGGATCGTCTGGGACGACATCGCGGCGCGGCTGGGGCGCTAGGGGTCGATCAGCCGAACGAAGCCGAAGAAGACGGCTATGCCGATGGGGACCGCGAGGTTCGGGTTGATCCCGGCGTCCACCATGCCGCGCATCGCGAAGCCGATGGTGGCGAGACCGACGATGGCGTAGACGATGGTGATGAGACCGGTGCGCATTTGGTGGATGTTCTAGCAGCTTAGAACGGGCGGGGTTCCCTACTTGTCGCGCGATCGTGCGGTGCCCGCGCGTTCATTGTTGACGCCCTCCCCGACCTGAAGGCCGGGGATTCCTCCTGCGCGGCTCATGCCGCGCTCCGGTGGGTTCCTGCTTCACCGGCCTGAGCCACCGCAGCCGGTGGTCTTACCTGGCCTCCACAGGCGTTTAGCCTCTCCGCCCGTCCGGCGGCGAGGATGTTCTTCGCGGCGTTGAGGTCCCGGTCGTGGACGGTGCCGCAGTGCTGGCAGGTCCAGGTGCGGACGTGCAGCGGTTTGGGACCGTCGAGCACGCCGCAGGTAGAGCAGACCTGCGAGGTGGGCTCGAACCGGCCGATCCTGGCGAAGGTCCGGCCGTACCGTGCGGCCTTGTACTCCAGCATCGCCACGAACGTCGACCAGCCTGCGTCGTAAACGCTCTTGGCCAGGCGGGTACGCCCGAGACCGGACACCGCCAGGTCCTCCACGTATACCGCTTGGTTCTCGCGGATGATGCTCGTGGAGAGCTTGTGCGCCCAGTCCCGGCGCGCGTCGGCCACACGGGCGTGCGCCCGTGCGACCTTCAGCTTGGCCTTTTCTCGGTTCTTGGAGCCCTTCGCCTTGCGGGACAGCGCCTTTTGCGCCTTGCGGAGCTTTTTCTCCGCTCGACGTAGGAAGCGCGGGTTGTCGATCTTCCGCCCGTCCGAGAGCACCGCGAAGTGCGTCAGGCCCAGGTCGATCCCAATCTCAGTATCGCCCACAGGAAGCGGCTCGTCCGCTATCTCCACGACGAACGAGGCGAAGTACCGGCCCGACGCCTCCTTGACGATGGTGACGCTGGACGGCTCGGACGGCAGATCCCGGGACCAGCGAACATCGATCTCGCCCACCTTGGCCACGTACAGGCGACCGTTGGGGCGGATCGAGAAGCCATTGCGGGTGAGCCGGATCGCCTGTCGGGAGTCCTTGAGGGACTTGAACCGAGGCGCGGTCATCCTCGGCCCCTTCCGCTTGCCGACAACTGAGGCGAAGAACGCCCGGTACGCCTTGTGCAGGTCGTTCAACGACTGCACCAACACGACACTGGACACCTCGGCCAGCCACGCCCGTTCGGGGGTCTTCTTCGCCTCGGTGAGCACCCGGCGCTGTAGGTCGGCGTCCTTGATGTAGGGCAGGCCGGCCGCGTGGGCCTCCTGTCTGGCGCGCAGCCCGTCGTTGTACACCACCCGCGCACACCCGAACGCCTTCGCCAGCGCGGCACGCTGACCCGGCGTCGGGTAGAGGCGGAAGTTGTACCGGAGCTGCACGCTGATCATTCTAGCATTTGGTCTATGGCTCTAGATGACGGTTACAGGCGTGGCAGGCACTGCGTTTCGGCGCTCCATGTTCATTTGGTCTTCGTGACCAAGTACCGGCGCGGGGTGCTCACCGGAGAGCACCTGGACTTCCTGTACAGGGTGTTCGCCAAGGTATGCGCCGATTTCGAAGCCCACCTTGTCGAGATGAACGGCGAGGACGATCACGTCCACCTGCTGGTGGCGTACCCGCCGAAAGTCGCGGTCTCAGCACTGGTGAACTCGCTAAAGGGCGTGTCGTCCCGGCTTCTGCGCAAGCACTACCAGGTGCGGACGCACCGCAATCACCTGTGGTCGCCGTCCTACTTCGCCGCGTCGTGCGGTGGCGCCCCGTTGGAGATCATCCGGCAGTACGTCGAGCAGCAACGACGACCGGCTTAAAGGCGGCTAACCCCGGCCTGAATGCCGAGGCTTGCGCCGCCGGGCATGGTAAAGAAGCGGCCCGGCGGAGTTGGCGGCTCCCCGGGCCCAGCACCAGGAGGTGGGTTCCTGATGCATGGCAAACCCTATGCGGTTGCGCCTGCTGCTGCACGGGCGCTCGTCCCCACCCGCGAGATCCACGGGAAATGTGACGAGCGCGCCGACAACGTGGTACCCCGTTGCCGACGCGCTCGTGGCGACCCTGACCGGTGCGGCAGTCGAGTCGCGCCCACTACCCGGAGGGGTAGCTGAGTCGGGGAGTCTAGCGCGTGTCGAGCTGGCGTGCACGTCGCTCTCTGAGCCTGGGGAGCGTCTGGCGCACTGCCTTCAATACGCTGGCGCGGTATTTGAGGCCGCTGGACTCTGCGACCAGATCCAGCGGCATACCAGCCTCCAGCCACGTCTCGATCCGCGTGTACAGCAGGAGCTTGGCAGCCTCGGCGCGACTCTCGTAGGAGTCGTAGATGAAGCGCAGAGCTGACAGTTCTTCCGCGCACTTCATCTTGTCCTCCTCGGGGATGTTCCGAGGGCCGCCTCGATGATTGGGGTCGCGGTAGGCGTACTGCGGCTTCGGCTCGCGTTCGATCGCTTCAGCCTCGCGGATCAGCTCATCAAGCTCTTCGTCGCTGAGGAGGCCGTCACTCATGCTCGGGAACGTCGCGTGGACGGTCCTATCAGCCATCGTTGCCCTCCTCGGCCGTCGCGGTCACGAGGGTGCGGAAGCCCTCGTGGCCGTCCAGCTCTAGGCGCTTGGCCAGGTAGTCCACCGGGTGCATACCGGTCGGGTTCTGGGCGTGGTAGCCACGTTCGAGCGCTTCCATCACCACGGCCAACGTCTTGTCAACGACTGCCTCGGCGATGCGCTGGTAGACGTGCGGGTCGTGGGCATCGTGGATCGCGCGCAGGCCGCCATCCGCGAAGTGTTCGAAGGTGCCCCAAGGGCCGGCCGCATACAGCTCTTGCGCGGCGCTGTTGATGAGCGTGTCGCGCGTCATCCGACGTGCTCCCAACAGCCGATGAGGCCATCCATCGACCAGCCGACCTCGTGTGCCGGCCCTTCGGCGTCGACAGACAAACGCCAGCGCTCCGGCTGTCCGTCGCGCGCCGGCGAATGGTCTTCGACGGTGGCGTAGAGGTCGCGGTTGAAGACGTTGCGCAGACGTGATCCCACGGCGATGCTGAGATGGGAAGTATCGCTCATCATGTGCCCTCCTCGGGGGACTGGGATGTGCTGAGAGCGGCGACCTCAGCGATTGGCGTAGGTCGGATGCCCCACTCACGACGCAGACAGAGCGTGTGCTCGTCGCACATGTCCTGAGCCCCGCCGATGCCGTGGTAGACGTGCGTCGCGGGCTCGTCGCAGATGCGGTCGCCGAGCATCATTTGGCACTTCCGATTGGGGAGATGCGGGTTGGAGGTCATCGCGGGTCCGCCTCGCAGGCGCACCACCAGCGCGTCCAGCCGACGATGGTCCGCCACTTGCGCTCCATCAGCCACCGCACGGTCCTGGCGCGCTGCGGGACGACGACGCGGCCGTCGATCGGGGCTTCGCTGCCGCCGTATTCCTCGATGTAGGGCTGACCGTCCCTCACGCCGATGATGTAGGCGATGCCTGGCTCCATCTCCCACGGCGGATTCAGCGGGTAGACGGTGCCCTCGCCGCCCAGACCGCTCGATTCGTTGGAAAGCGGAAAGCTCATCGCCGCTCCCTCCGCGCGCCGTCGTAGATCTCCGGGTAGCCGAGCCCATCAGGCCCCGCGTAGCCGGTCGGGTGCGGGTAGAGCCGCCGCGCCGTGTTCGTCGAGTCGACGACGACCCACATCCGCAGCTTGGCCGGCATCTTCGCCGCGAGCCACAGGCAGAAGCGGTCCACGCGCTTGCCCAGCTCGTAGCGCACGTTGTGCCAGCGCATCCAGTAGCCCATCAGTCATTCCCTCCTGTTGGTTGGTGTCCTTGAAGAGCGGCCATCTCAGGCGACCTCCAGCGTCAGGTGCGCGAGCCGCTGCGCGGCTGCGCACTGGCGGGCGGGCGCCTCGCCGCCCAGCGGCGCGCACCCCGCACAGCACGGCTCGTCGTCGATACCGATCCGTTGCCAGCACGGGAACTCGCAGCCGCTCGTGCACACGCACCCCGGCATCAGCCGATCCCCATCGAGCAGGATCACGCCGCCTCCTCGTCACGGAACAAGAATCCCTCCGGCGGCACTGGGAACTCCACGATCCCCGTCGCCGACTCCCACACCCGGCGCACCTCAGCCTTTGACGCCTCGTCCTCCACGAGGCAGTACACGCCCTTCCGGCGGTCGCCGAGATAGCACCGCAGACAGCCGCTAGGATCGTCCTCGACCCCGACCAGGATCGTGTGCGTGCCAGTGAGCAGGCCGATCATGCTGTCGCGTCCTTGTTCTCGGCCTCATCCGGTACGAGCAGTGCGCTGGCGATCTCGTCGACAGCAGTGGTTCGATTCATTTCTCCCTCTCTTTCGGTGTATCTTGACCTAACTCGGCGGCGATCAGGTGGTGACCTGCGCCGCTTGGGCAAACGGGTTGCTCGCCAGCACTCGCTGACGCTCGGCCTGGAGCTTGGCCTTGCGCTCTTGAAGGACTGCTGGGAGGTCGCGCGAGATGATGGCCGCCTCGCGCTGCGGCTGCCATTTCGTGGCGTAATCGCCGACCAGCCACGAACCGTAGAGGTCGTGGACGGTGTAGGTCTGTTGGTCGCGGTAGCTGAGGACTTCCGCGACGCAGACTTTGCCGTCCATCTTCATGCTCTTGATCTCGAAGTCGAACATCACCGGAACATCGAGTCGAGGATGTCGCCCATGTCCAGCGGCTCGGGCTCGGCGTAGTCGCCGCTGCTCTGGCGACGCTCGGTGATGATGAGCGCCAGCATGTAGGCCACGGCAGCGACGAGCCCGGCGACGATCAGTAGCGACCAGATCTGGCTCATCGCTGTCACGTGAAGTTCGCGATGTACGAGACCATCATCGAGAACGCGATCAGGATGTTGGTCAATCCGCTCTTGAAGACGATCACGCGGCCACGGCCTCGACCGCGACCCGCACGTAGCTCTCGCGCAGCTTCGGATCGGCGCCTTCGATCAGCTGGAACCCGGCCTTCTGGGCGAAGGACTTGATCGAGCGCTTCCGGTGCCGCGCCGTCGCGACGATCTCGTTCCACTCCTTCTCGGTCGGCGCCGAGTCGACGGCCACGGGCACTGTCGGCAGCGGGAACTCGTGGACGTTGTCGGACGGAATGACGTCGCCCGACTTGGTCGTCATCAGGCGCTCGCCCGGGTACTGGCGGCGTGCCTCCTCCCACTTCTCCTTGATCGTCAGGACACCCATCGCGTGACGACGCTCGCGGCGCTGACGCTTGCGCTCCCGCAGCTTGCGGGCAAACTCGATCCGGGCCAGGCGACGCCCGGACTTCTTGCTGGCCTTGTTGCGAGGCATATGTCTCCTTTCGGGTCTTGAGGTCGTCGGCCAGGCGACGGCGTTAGGCCGCTGCCTCGGTGACGAAGTGGTCGAGCAGGAACTCGTCGAGCTGCGAGTCGAACTCGGTCAGGGCTCGACGCGAACGATCAGGTCCTTGTTCAGTTGATGCTGTGGCGATCCTATCATCATAGGGTCCGCCGGTCAAGGAAGACCTGGGCTACTAGTCCAGGGACGACAAAGGCCGGAAGATTGCTCTCCCGGCCTTCGCCATACGTAAGTCATCGTCTCGCCTATTCAGGTGGTAGCTCGACGACTCCTGGTCTCGAACACGCCCGCGAGATCGGGTTCGTTCTCCATGATCAGGCGTGCGTACAGCGAGTGGTAGTTGTTGTTGAGCTTGAACTGCGCGTCGCCGGTCGTGTGCATCATCTCGTCCCATCGCAAGACTTCCCACAGCATCTTGATCCCGATGCGTTTGTGCCCGCGAGCGACGAGCGCTCCGACGAGCCGTCTGTAGACGTGCGGGTTGGAGTAGTGGAACGCTAGGAAGTCGCGCTCGATGCCGGGCGCCAGCTCGACGAACGGATTGTCGGCGAGATCGATCACTGCGAGTCGAGGTAGTGACGGAACGTGTCGCTCATCGACGTACCTTCCGCCAGTCGATGCCCTTGACGTCGCGCGCTAGGTCCTCGATCGCTTCGGACGGCGTGTCGCCGGAGCCAACCACGGCGCGCGGCAGATCGTCGGCCATCAGCATGGCCACCCACTCGCCGTACTCCCCGCCAGGGCCACGCATCAACTCCATGCAAGACGACATGAAGCTGTTTCGGCGCGTTTCAAGGCGGTTGATGGCGCCCGCGATGATCTCCAGATGTTCGTTCATGCGCTCCACAGGTATTCGATGGTTGACTTGCGCAGCTCGCGCACGGTGATGGGCATCTGCTCTCCGCGCACGCCGAAGACCGCAAACTCGTCGACCAGATCATCGTTCAAGGCCAGGAAGATGCGGCGCCGGAAAGTGCCGATGAAGATGGCCCCTTCGGCTGTCGTTACCCGCACCCGATCTCCAGAGATCAGGTCGGCGACTTCGATCGTGGCGCTCACGACTTCAGCATGTCCCTCTCGTCGATGAGGTGTTCGAACTCGTCCTGGTCGAGCGCCCAGACGCCGCCGGTCTGGCAGTCGTAAACCGTCCAGATCGTGCTCTCCGGCTGGTCGTCGCGCGTCATCGCCAGCGCGTAGGCAGCTGCCTCCTCTGGAGTCTTGATCGCCGGCTGCTCGGGGTAGCTGACGACGAACGAGACGAAGAACCGATCGCCGATCTGCGCGTGCGGCGAAAGGCTCGTGACCACGGTGCCGAACGTGCCGTTGGTCGGTGTTGCGATGTCCATGTTCGTAAACTGGTGCTTCACGCGCCCTCCTTCTCTCAGGCCGCCCGAGGCAGGCTCGGACTGTGCTCGCTTTCAATGCGCTCGCGAATGAGCGCGACGACCGCCTCCATCGCTTCCTCTTGGGCGATCTCGTGGTCTTCCGGCTCGACCCAATGGCGCGGAAGCGAGTCGCGGTAGGCGGCCCGGAAGACCTCGCAAGCCTCGGTCGCCAGATCACCCATCGCCGACGTCCGCCTTGGCGAAGTCGATCAGGTCTTGGAGGTCTGCCGCAGCATCCCTGGTGAGCGTCCGCCGGGTGTACTCGCGCAGGAACTCGTTGACGGCGTCGATCGTGTCGAAGACGCCGGTCGGCACGTGCGCGTAGGTCAGGATCTTGATGCGCAGGCGCGTCCCGTCGAGGTCGGCTGTCGCGATCGGCGGGCTGTTGAACCCGGCGCGCAGGTCGTAGCCCTCAGCGCAGGAGCGGTCGTCGTCCCAGTGCTCCTCGCCGAGCGTGATGTGGAACAGCTCGGTTCGAGCGTCCTCCACAGTGAGCGTCCCCTCGCTTACGCGGCGAGCGATCGTGTGCGGGGAGTGCGTCGAGCAGGAGACGTCCTCAACCTTCTTCTCCGCCTGCTCCGGCGTGATCCCGGCGTCGCGCAGAGCGACGACGGCCTGTGGGTCCCACGCCTCGGCGGCGACCCACTTCTCGATCTCGTCCGAGGTGAGCCCGGTGGCAACCCACTCGTCGATGACGGCGTCGGGGTCGTAGGTGCCGACGAGGAAGTCGAAGTCGCGATAGAGGATCTCGCGGATCTCGTCCCGGATGTCCATGTCAGGTGCTCCTGTCCTGGGTGTCGGGTGTAGTTGAGAAGTTGCGGCCATGTTGCTAGCGCTTTCCGCCGCGCTTCTCCGAGAGTGTCCGACCGCTCTTCTTCATCGACACGCGCACGCGGCGCCGGTCGTCGATGCGGTCGAACTCCTCCATCATGCGGTCGATCTCGTCATGCGTGAGCTTCACGTCTCCTTCTCCTCGCTGTGGTTGGGTCTACGTCGGGATCATGGGTGCGACAGGCCGGTCGAGAAGAACCGGCTCATTGCGACCTACGATCTCGTTCTGCGTGATGAGCGCTTTGTAGGGCAGACTGTACCTGTGATGTTAGATGCTGTCAACCCCTAGGACTCGTCGCCCTCTTGCATGGGGCGGCAGGGATTGAAACCGCCCTTTCGGCGTCAGTCCTCTACCAGGTCGACGTGTTCGTCAGCAGGGGCGGCCGTGATTCCGTGTCCCTGGACGCGCCCGCCGAATAGGCAGGCGCGTTTCGCCTAGGGGTTAGCCCAGCGGAGGTCGGTCCGGCGGAGGTTGGCCTCGTCGAGGCTGGCCCCGCTGAGGGTGGCCCCGCTGAGGCTGGCCTCTTCGAGGTCGGCCTCGTCGAGGTTGGCCCCGCCGAGGTTGGCCCCGGATAGGCCGGCCCCCGGAGGTCGATTCCGCAGAGGTTCAGCGGCTCGTCAGGCGCGCGGTGGTCGAGCAGCGTCGCGAACGAGATCACGTCCGCGACGTACATCCTCCGAGCGCGCAGCTTCCTATCGTCGCGGCCAAGGACGTCATCGGCGCGCCAGCCGACGAGTAGGACCGTATGCGCAGGGATGCCGTCGCTGGCGATGCCCTCCCACGTCAGGCCGGCACTGAACGGCCCGGACGCTTCCGCCCACTGGCCGGGGAACTGCCAGCGGTAGCCGTGCGACGACGTGAAGTCGGGACGCACAGCGCGCAGTCCGTATGACAGGCCGTCCGGCATGGTCATGCCGCGCGAGGCAGCGATGCGCAGGGCCGCCGGCAGCAGTGAGATTTCGGTCATGGTCTAGTCAGTCCTCGTCGTTCCTGAGCTGCTGAAGTGCCTTGTTCGCAGATTCGTAGTCCGGGTGAGCGGACACGAATCCTTCCGCGTCGTGGATTTCGATTGGCCCGCCATCGGCCAACTCGGCGCCGGCAATGACCCGCGTGTCCACGATTTCGTACTCGCCGTTGGGATAGTCCTCCACCAGGTCGATGTCGTCGGTGTCATCAGTCGCCACATGCAAGCTGTGCGGCCCGTCGCCGTACTTGTCGTCGATACTGTCCGTCCTGCTGTACGCGATCGACAGCGCCTCTTCCGGGCTCTTGGCGAGCACATGAAGTTCCATTGGGATCGAGTAGATGGGCATATTCCCTCCTTTAGATCGAAATCGTCACGATGTCTCGCGCCGCCATCTCCTCGCGCTTACGCATCTCGGCGAGCCGCGCCGCGCACGTTCGCCTCGACCTCGACGTTCTCGACTCTCGGTCCGTCGTAGCCGCCCCAGGCGTCGGGACCGAAGTCCTCGATGAGCTGGTGACGCATCGAGTCCGCGATCTCGCTCAGCGCCTTAGCGCGCTGTTCGTCCGTGGGGTTACCAATCCAGTCGAACGTGATGGCGATGTTGCCCATCATTCCTCCTCCTCTTCATCCTCTTTGTAGATGCGTGCAACGTCTCGTAGATCCTCCTCCAAGACGTGCCCGAATATCGATACGAACTCCATCAAACCGTCACGATGTCTCGCGCCGCCATCTCCTGGCGCTCGCGCATCTCGTTCAGTCGCGCTCGGATCGCCAGCTCGATGGACTCGAAGCACTCGCTCAGGCAGTCGTCGTAGGAGCCGATGAACCCGCCACAGGAGTCGAAGTAGCCGGTCTCGCTGTCGGACACGCAGTAGCCCCAGACGTCGCCTTCCAGCCAAGCGGCGTAGCGCCTGACCTCGCATCGCAGCGCGTCGATGATTTGCTCGTCGGTCGCGTCCTTGCCGATGCACTCCTTCACGCGCTCGGGCGTGTCGAAGATGAAGCCGACCATCGATGTGTCCCAGCCGGCGTCGTCACCGACGAAGCGCCTGCGGGGGTCGAAGTCGGCCGGCTTGATCTTCCGGCCGATCGGATCACCGCAGCGCATCGTGATCCCGCTGTGCTCGTAGACGAACAGCGGCAGGATTATCCGCGCGCCGTGCTCGCGGCGCAGCCACTCGATCGGATCGGCGCTGACGAGACTAAGCCCATCGCACTTCGGGCACTCGGGGTCGATCTCGCCGTTGCCGTTGCACTCGGGGCAGGCGATCAAACGACCACGTGGGTCGGGCGCGTCATCGTCGCCCATTCGGTAGCCCGGATAGTCCACATGCATCGTGCCGACGTTGGCCTCGCTCTTGCGCGGGTCGCACCAGCTCGCGTCCTCGTCGGCATCGACCGACGCCTCGATGCCCTCGAACACCGGTTCGTCGTCGAGCATCAGGGTGAAGCGCGTGCGCGCGAGCGCACCGTCGTAATCGTCGGCCACGTTGTATGTCGTGTCGTCGATCGTGATCGTGCGGTTGTTGACGTCGTAGCTCATGGTTAGATCTCCGTGTTCAGGCGCGGGCAGGCGTCGGCCAGCGCGTCGTAGAGCGCATCGGCGATGTCCGGCCCCTCGACCTCGGGGTACTTGCTGAGCGCCCACGTGCGCAGGTCCTCGAAGACCTCGCGCGCCTCCTCCGGGGTCGAAATGTCGTCGTCGAGCATCGACCGGAAGGTGTCGAGTGCGGTCGCATAGATGTCTTCGTGCTTGGTATAGGAATGCATAAGGGCAGGCACCTCCTATGGAGTCGGGTTGCGTCCGGCGATGAGCAGGAACACGAACCACGCGGCGAGCAGCAGCTCACACATCGAACTGCGTCAACGGGCCGCCCCGTCTAGGTACGCCCCGTCCAGGTTCGCCCTGTTTAGGTCCGCCCCGTCTAGGTTCGCCTCGCGCAGGTCCGCCCAGCCCAGGTCCGCCCCGCTCAGGCCCGCCCCCGCCGAGGCGGCCTCGACGACCGCTTCGCGTACATCCTGCGCACCCTCGGCTCGGTAGAGCACTAGGGTCTTGTCCCAGCGGGACACGATCTCGACAGCCATCAGTCATTCCCTCCTGTCAACGGTACGCCCCGTCCAGGTTCACACCGTCCAGGTTCGCCCCGCGCAGGTCCGCTCCGTGCAGGTCTGCCCTGCCCAGGTCCGCCCCGTCCAGGTTCGCCCCGCGCAGGTCCGCTCCGTGCAGGTACGCTCCGCGCAGGTTCGCCCCGTCCAGGTCCGCCTCACGCAGGTTCGCCCCGCCTAGGTACGCCCCGTCCAGGTCCGCCCCGTCCAGGTCCGCCCTGCGCAGGTCCGCCTCGTCCAGGTACGCCTTACGCAGGTTCGCCTCACGCAGATACGCATCGCGCAGGTCCGTCCCGCACAGGTCCGCCCCGTTCAGGTCCGCCCTGTACAGGTACGCCCCGTGCAGGTGCGCCCAGCCCAGGTACGCCCCGCGCAGGTCCGCCTCGCTCAGATACGCATCGCGCAGGTGCGCCCCGCGCAGGTCCGCCCTGCACAGATACGCATCGCGCAGGTCCGCCCCGTGCAGATACGCATCGCGCAGGTCCGCCCAGCCCAGGTCCACACCGCGCAGGTCCGCCCCGACCATGTACGACGCACCCGCCTTTGCGGCCTCGACGACCGCCGCGCGCACATCCTGCGCATCCTCGGCCCGGTAGAGCACCCTGGTCTCGTCCCAGCGGGACACAATCTCGACAGCCATCAGACATTTCCTCCTGTTTCGTTGTCCTCGTTGGATTCTTCTTTAGGCGTCGAAGTTGGTCATGCGATCTCCCCGGTCTTGATGTTGATTCGCTTGGAGTGGTCGAGCGGCCACAGCTCGCCGCCCTTTCCGCGCAGCCCGAGTTGCTTGTGACGATGGAAGGCGTTCCAGAATCCATCGGGGAGGACGGCGCTCAGCCTGTAGGTGGTAGTCAGGGTGTTGAAGCCGCCGTTGTCGACGCTGAACGTGTCGTCCAGGTAGTAGCGGATGATCTCGGTCTCGTAGAGGACGACTGCGTAGTAGTCGATCGGATTGAGGCGCAGGACCATCTGCGGCCCGAGCGCCCAGTCAGTGTGGATCGACGAGGCGTCGATCGGCTTGTGCCCGCACGCGAACCTAACGCAGTCGTCATACGAGTGGATTTCGCCCTTGAGCTTGAATCTCCAGGCAGCGATGCCGGCGTTGTCGTGAGTTGGCATATTCTTCTTAGGCGTCGAAGCGGTTCAGGTGATTGGCGATGTGAGCGACACGGTCGCGCATGATCTCGGTGGATCGGAGGCACGCGGCGATGATCGCCTTGTCGCTGTCGCTGGTTCCGCGCCCGGACATCATCGGCAGGTTGCAGAAGACGAACGGCGGCAGGTAGCCCAGCCGCATGTACGCCTCGCAGATCTCCCAGCTCAGGTCCATGCCCCCGCCGGTGAGCGCGAGCGAGCAGGACACCGCGTCTTCGAGGTCGCGCACAATGCACAGCGGGAGGTCATGGATCAGGTCTGCGTCTTCCTCGCCATAGTGCCCGGCGGGCAGCGGGTAGGAGAAGTTCATCATCGGCCCATCGGTGCTGCCATCGAGCGGGTCGATCTCGCCGCCGAAGTGCTCGCAGTCCGGGTTCACGCACCGCCATGCCGGGTAGTCGTCCAAGCCCTGAGCGCTCACGCCGGACAGCTCAACGAGGTGGTCGAGGCTGTCGGTCCAGCGTGCTGAGTCGCCGCACTCCTGGCAGGTCGGCGCCTCGATGTAGTCCCAGGTCTCGGTGTAGCCGTGCGACCAGTCGCGATCGCGCGGCATGACGTCGATGGTCTCGGCGCTGAGGGTGTCGATGGTGATGCTGGCGGTGTCGGTCACGATGCTCATGCGTCGTCTCCTGTGTCGGGGTTTTCTTTCAGACGAGCTTTTCGACGAAGTCGATATCGAAGGTCTGATCCATGCCGTCGATCGAGGACTTCGCCTCCGGCCCGTGTTCGATGTGGTATTCGCCCTCGTACACCAGCTCCAACGCGCGCTCGCGCGCTTCTTCCTCGTTGCCGGCCTGGACCTCGACAGAGAGCGAGTAGTGGACCCACATTGGCTCGACGTTCTTGATCCACACCTTGTAGGTGCTCGGGTTGTTGATGTTGGCGGTGTTGGTCATGATGGCCATATGCTCTCCTTAGATCGTCACTCTGCTCGCGGGGCGCTCAGACCTGCTCGTCCAGGATCGCGTTGCCCAGGAGCGCGTTGTCCAGGCGCGCCCCGGTCAGGCGCGCCCCGCGCAGGTCCGCCCCGAGCAGGCGCGCCTCGCGCAGGTCTGCGCTGGGCAGCTGCGCCCCGGCCAGGTCCGCCTTGCTCAGGTCTGCCTCGCGCAGGCGCGCCCCGCGCAGGCCCGCCCAGTGCAGGCGCGCCTCGGTCAGGTCCGCCTTGCTCAGGTCCGCCCCGGTCAGGATCGCCTCGCTCAGCTGCGCGCCGCGCAGGTTTGCGCTGCGCAGGTCCGCCTCGTGCAGGCGCGCCCAGTGCAGATTCGCGCCGGCCAGGTCCGCGCCGGCCAGGTCCACCCCGCGCAGGTCTGCGCTGGGCAGCTGCGCCCCGGCCAGGTCCGCGCCGCGCAGGCTCGCTCCGGCTCTCGCAGCCTTCTCCACGGCGTCGCACAGGTCCCGCGCCTCGCAACGGAAGAGCACTCGCCCGTCCCGGCGGGACACAATCTCGATGATTTCGGTGGTTGCCATCCTCTCATTCCTCCAGCAGTGGGTTTGGCACTTCACGCCCGCGCCAGCGCCGAGCGCAGCAGCCGACGGATCGCCGCCGCGCGGGTCTCCCTCGCGCGCTCGGCCTCCGCGTCCACGGCGGCCAGCAGGTCCTCCTCAAGCCGCACGGTGATGGCCGGGCCGATCTCCGGGCGGCCGGGGCGGCCGCGCCAGCGCACCTTTGGGATGCTGTCATCGTCGGCGTCCCGGGCCAGGGCGGCGCCCCATGCGTCCTCGGGGACGGCCCGATCGCAGTCGTTCATCTCGTCGCAGGCCCACACCTCGACTTCGAACTTGTCGGCGTCGTCGGGAACGTCGGTGATGAAGAAGTTCGCGCGCAGCCGGATGAGCCCGTTGTGGTCCTCGGGATACGCGATTGCCCACGTTGCCATGTGTGCCCTCCTTTGGGGTTGGGTTGGATTTCCGATGGCGAAAACATATCCGCCATCGGAAACCATGTCAAGTGTCGATTTCCTCCGGCTCGGAGTCCGTCTCGACGGTGGCTCAGTCGCCTTGCGCTTCGGCCTACCACCTGGTCCGTAGGCGCGGGTTCGCTGCCCAGTGTCGGGGTCCACGTCGTAGACCTTCGTGCGCGGCGTGGTTCGCCAGTGCCCAGGGGAGGGGAGGCGCGCCGGAAGTTCAGACCGCCCCGCCCAGGATCGCGCCGCGCAGGTCCGCCCCGGTCAGGCGCGCGTCGCCCAGGTACGCACCGTCCAGGTCCGCCCAGCGCAGGTCCGCGTTGCTCAGGTTCGCCCTGGTCAGGTCCGCATCGCGCAGGTA